AGGTACACGTAGGCGTTGGCCTTCTGGATGTATTCTTTTGTATTTATCGGCAAATAGAAAGTATCAATCTTCGCAGCAGCTCGCATCTCGCAGTCTAGCTCCAGACGCATCGCATGCAGCATAGCCTCTCTGAGCTTGCGAGGTTTTAGTTCTCTGGCGCCATTGAGCCAATCCCAAAATAGATTAAGTGGGTCGTAGTTCTCGCCGTCTAACTCGACTTTTCGGTTCCATAAAGGAACCTTTTCTATGTATTGGTCACGGTGGCAGGACTCATGAACCATTATCTGCAACCAGTCCGGTGCCTTGCCGGACACAACTAAAGACTCAGTTTCACTGCAGAAATACCCATGCACGCGAATGCCGTCCATAACTACATGCGTTTTATTGAGTAACTTGACGGCTATATCAGATGCGTTTGATGCCGTGATTTCGAAGTTAACCCACTCCCTAACGTCAGGTGGCAACTTATTTAGGTCAACTTGAATTGTGTTCATGAAGCTCCATCCAGCGGTTCAGGGAGTAGATTAGCTTCTAGTTTAGCAGGGTTTTTGATACCTGGAAGTATCAATTTGGTAGGGGTTTTCCTACCTATAGGTATAAGTTAATAGTGGGGATTTTTAAGTTAATAGTGTGGGGGCAAGAATTTGGTAGCTGCTGCACGCTAAGTGGAAAGCCGAAAAAACCCTAGCTTGCTACATCCTTCTGTGTCGGCTTAACTGCCCCCTGTGTAGTTTACTTAGTTTTGTACATCTTGATAGCATCAGCTACTACGTCTAGCCAAAAGTTATATCCAGATTTGATGGCGCCTTCTACTTGTTGGTAGGTTTTGTTTAGTTCAAGGGGTTTAAAAAAGTCGTACATGGTTTTCTCCTGTGTTTTGTTTCCCATACTATACATTTCTGGGGTTTTGTGTAGTATACGCTACATTTTGTTGCAGTGCAATATTGTTACTAGACGGTTTTTAATATGTCTAGTATTTGCAGTTTTGTATACATATTGTTGGGATATGTACATTTTTGTCGACATTTTATGCATATTGTGCGGGCTATTAGCAGTTTGGTTGACTCATAAATAAGGCTTTAACCCACATACGGACTCATTAATGAGTCATTTAGTTTGTCTAGTAGCACTGAACCCTAACTTTATGTAGGGTTTCTATCGACTTACTTTTTATTACAAAATACCCCGTTCGGGAATATTTTCCTAAATTTGCACACTTTTTCATCAATTCTTCCCGTTCGGGAAACTTTTTTATACATGTTTTTTTAATATGTACACTTTTCTCAATTTTTTATACATATGGGGGTGGGGTTTTCGGGGGACCCAAAAAGAGCAAGGGGGGTGTTTCTATACACACGATGTGTATCTTGTGGTGCAAAATGAATAGGGGGTGGGGGGTATTCTTAAGTACCGGCATCGGTTGCGCGGATTATAGAGTATGGGCTGATGTAGGATTCCTTGTTTTATTTTTTGGGGGTGGGGGTTCGTGGATATACCTAACAATGTTAGATTTTACTTTTTACTTTTAGTTTCCTACAAACTTGTATTTTGCGGTGCGATTTGCTATATTTGAATCATGCAGTAAGGGTTAGTTATCTACCCAATTAGATAATAGTTTATAAGGTGAATACATCATGACAACAATCAATCTAGTAGCATTACGCAACCAAGTAGCTGAAGCAGTAGGCAGACAGTATGGCGCAGTTAAGAAGTATGCTGAAGCACTCAATCAGCTAGCAGTAGAGGGTAAGTTCCCCGCCAAGTGGTATGACATTGACAGGTCAGACGCTAGCGAAGCGGGCAAGGTAGTCAAAGCTGAGAAGCAAGAGTTTTACAAGCCAATGAAGCAAGCGGGACATTCTAACCCCTCAACAGTATGGGCAAGGGTGCAAGCTGATGGTAAGGAAAACGCTAAGGCATTGGGTTTGTTTGGTGAAGTTCCAAGCGTTGAGGGTGAGAGTTCAGAGGGTGAGGGTGAGGGTTCAGGTGCTATCCATGCCCGCAGTCCAATGCTACGCAACATTGAGGAATTGACCGCCCTGTGGAAATTCAATGGCAAACAGACAGGCTTAGACCCTAAGATTGTCAAGGCTCAACAGAAAATCAGCGAAGCGTTGCAAGCGTTGGGAGTTGATTTAAATATGTTGTAAGAAGTAAAAACCTAACACTGTTAGGTTTTCCTCAAACCCCCCGCCTTTGGGGGGTTTTTCTTTTTCCAATTTACTTTTTGATTCCATAAAAATAATTTTATGATAGTTTTGTGATAGTTCCGAAAGGAAGAACGGAAGTGCTGATAGCCCTAGATTTTGTATTGTTAGGAAATATTTTGTAATGTTAGTGGTGCGTTTTGTTTTTTGCGTTTAAAATCAAGGACTTGGCGTATTGTTAGAATGTTAGCTTTTTTTTGACCTATGAATGGGGGTAAAAGTTTGGCAGAGGTTCTCAGCAAGTGCAAAGAAGAAAAGCATATGCTAGAAAGCTAGGGGAAGCCATATATATATAAATTTTACTAACAATCTAACATTACTCCTAACATTCCTACCAAAGCCTTATGTTTATTGGGTTTTATATTGTTAGCAAATTCCTAACTTTCTGCTAACATTACTCCTAACATTACCCTCATTTTTCCTAACATTACCTATTTTCTCTAATCACACCATGACTAGATTACTTGTATTTCGTGGTGCACTATGCTATACTGGTTATATTAGATAGAGCATTACATATTCAGTTCCTAACAATACTAACCAACCAAAACGAAAGGGAGAACCTAACAATGTTAGATAAATTCTTTGATTTCATGCTAGTGCTACTCCTACTAGCTTTTATAGCAAACTTAATTCGAGGTGCGATATGAGTATAAAGTGGCAAACTGGGGACATACTAAAAATTAAGGGTAAGACCTACGAGATATGGGAAAGAGGAGAATCCACAACCATATTGCGTAGCTTAGATAGCAGACATTATTTCGTCACACTACATAACACTAACCCTTACTTATCCCCGAGCCTATATGCGACTACGAACACCCAACCCGAACAAAGACCTTAACTTGACACCTAGATTACATACCAATTTCAAAGTGCTAGAGGTCAAAGCTATGCAACAGGGTGAGGGTAGATACAGGGTCGAGTGGCAAGCCAAGTTTGGCGGTATGACCATGAGGGACTACATGATGCTCTATGCAGATGATGAGTTAGAAGCATTTAAGTTAGCTATGACTAACTATGGAGATTAACTATGGCAGACGACTATTTAGTAATGAGTAGGGTTATGGCTAGAGAGTGGGACATATGGAAAAAAGAAAATGTGTGGGGTAAAGGCTTTACTGGTCATGTAGAAATAGCCATAAACAAAGCCTACCAAGAAGCATTTATGGCTGGGTTTTATTTGAAATTTACGAAGGCAGACGAGTGAAAGGAACTAACAATGTTATATGGCTTTGAGTGTGAGTGTGGTGAGGAAGTAGATGCAAGGCGTGTAGTGCTAGGCTATCAGACTTGTTTGCGGTGCGGTGATGTGGAAGCTAAGAAGCGCAAGTTCACTATTGCACCCATAAACAAATCGAACTACATGATGATTACAGACTTATCCCAGTTAAAGCAGTTAAACCCGAAACGGACTAGCTAAGCTAGGAACAGAGGACAACATGAGGGTAGTAAAACTATATAGAAAACCTGATAAGCCTGAGTTTTTTGTATTGGTGCGGTGCAAGGGTGATGAGATGCTATTGAATTACCCATTAGATAAGCCTGATAGGAAGCGTAGTGCTAGGTGGCTTAGTTTGAATGAAGTTTACATAGATTGGATAAGGGAGTTTGCATGAAAACGATAGACAAAATAGTAAAGAGTGCCAAGTTAGACCCGTTGGGAGAAGCGTTCCTGATTACGGCTATTCAATCTTACTCACTACAAGTGATACAAGACGATAGCGACTGGGGTAATTCCCTAGTCAGTAAAGATGCGTGGCAGTTGCTCGCACAACATAACCTAACAATGTTAGAAAAAGCGGGGGAGTAATGGGACTAACTAAAACAAAACGACTAGAAGCTAAATGGGAAAGGAAGATGAGAATGACAATCAAAGATGATGCTGGGCAAAAGTGGCGTGAGTTTATAAACCAGCTAGAGCAGAACAATGCTGATATGTATAAGAACTTGTGGATGAAAGCACCAGCAGATAACCCGAAAGTAATAAGCGAGGACTACCACCAATGGCGCTATCTTGTGCAAGGTGCATTTCTTGCGGGGTATTTCAAAGGCAAAGAGAAGCTAATTACGGGTGAGTAGGCGAGTTTACGAGAATACGAAGGGAGAGTGATATGAAGTTATGGGGTTGGGAGCTAAGAAAGATACCGAAAGAACAACATATAAAAGCAAACAGTAGGGGTAGTTGGGGTGTAACGCTTAGCTATGAAGAAGGCGAACTAACCAATGAACAATTAACAATCCACGAAAAGGCACTCAAGTCATGGGTCAGATATGCAGAAGGCAAGGAATGGAATCCTTTTAAGATGGATGGGTTTATGACTATTGAGATTGCTTATGTGGATGCGTTTTATGCTGGGTTTACGACTAAGTTAGGGGGTCAGTAATGGGCTATCGAAGTGATGTGGCTGGAGGGTTTAGCGTGGATGCGTTTAATTACCCATCTACTCGGGAGGAGGGTGTTGCCAAGTTCAAGGAAATGATTGGGCTTATCAAGCTATCCAAGTTCTATGAGTTGATGATGTCAAACGAACAAGACCAAAAGTGCATTGGGTGGGATTGTGGGCGGTTTGTATTCCATGCACAACAATGGAAATGGTATCCCGACTATGATGCGGTCATGGCGTGGAACGAGCTATGGGAGCAGATGCAAGGGGTCGAGGGTATATCAGGGTTATTTAATCGAGTCGGTGAGGAAACAGACGATATCGAGGAGGATAACTTTGGTGAGGATGTGGACTTTGATATGTTTTATTGCCGTTCGCTATTGTGCTTTGAGGCAAGCGGGTTATTGGGTAGACGCAACACAGAGATAGAAGTTAAGACAGACGAAACTAACATTGTTAGATAACTAAGGAGAAACGAGATGGGATACGGAAGCGCAAGAAACACAGGGATACCATTCCTACGCAATTACAACGAGGCACTAGCCAAGTTCGAAAGCACTAAGCCTATTCGTGGAGGTGGTGCAAATGGTGGGCGTATTGCCTTGGGACATCGGCATCGGGCTAGCGAGTTTTATATGGCTAAGAACTTAACAAGCGGAGCGATTGAGTGCATATGCTATCGCACGCCAGTTGTTACTTTTCATCCAGATGGAAATATTGAACTCAAGTCAGGCGGTTGGAGCAGTTCAACTACGGCACAGTTTATTGAAGATGTGTTGCCAGTTAGATGTAGGGTCAATCAGTCAAACTTAGTAGTCGGTGTCAATGGTGGCGAGTATCGCTTTCAAGGAAGTGGGCTGATGCTTGGCTGGGTCAATGGTCGCTTGTTGCCTTTAAATGTAGAGCCTGACCATGTATATCGTGTGAATCGCAAAGAAGCTAACAATGTTAGAAAGCACTATGCAGAGTTTACTAAGTTCTTTATGGGTATGGTTAAGCTGACCGATAGTGAACCAATAAGTGATGCTGAGTTCGTTCGTGTGTTTGGTGAGGGCGATAGATATGGTAATGAGGTTAGACCCAAGCTACCAAACGATATTGCACTACGCAACAAAGAACAGGTTGAGAGTATGTTTGCCATGATTGGGTCAGATGACCACGAGATGCGATACAAGGCGTGCCTACTTATTATTAAACAGTTTGGCAAACGCCACTATTGGAAGAACATGGGCTACTCGATAACACCTGAAAGTGTGAAGTATGCGATGAACAATCTAATCTTTGCTCGCCATAAAGATACAGTCTTTGATGTGGTCGAGTTGCCGTTGGGAACTATCAAAAAAGATTCTTGGGCGCATTTATTTTAAGGGGAGAGGCATGGGTGCAAGCGGAGTTCAATGGGAAAGTAGTTGGCGTGAGTCTTATTGGGTGCTACCTAGCTTCCCGAGATTCCCCTATTTGTTATTTGACTTGGTATTGGTTCGAAGCAATAGGATAACAACATACTCTAGTGGTAATCCAATAAAGGAAGCGATAAAGGTTAAAAGATTTATGAGTTTAAAAAGAGCGAGAGCATATTTATCTCTAGTCCAAGACTGACTAGATAACTTGTATTTCGTGGTGCGGTTTGATATAATAGATGTATAAAAATAATAAAGTAGTAAGTAGTTGTAGTAAAGAGCGCAGTAAATATAACAATGTTAGATAAACACAAAAGGAAAAGTAGAAATGGCTGAATTACATTTTGGTAAGACAATTACATTGGCTGAGGCATCTGAGTTATTACTCGCCACCCCTGAGAATCGCTATCTATTACAAGGCGAGCCAGGAATTGGTAAATCATCTTTGCTTAAGGCTTTGGGCGCAAAGCTACCATCTCATGAGATTGCCTACATTGATGTGCCGAACATGGACTTGGGCGATATTGCTATGCCAGTAGTAGACCATGAAACTCGCACAACGGCTTATTACCCTAATCGCAGATTCAAGATGCACACAGGTAAGCCAGTTATAACAATGTTAGATGAGTTCACTAAGGGTGCTGAGCCAGTTAAGAATATGCTCCATCCATTACTCGAGAAAGCAAACCCACGATTGGGTGATGTGGAAGTAAACCCTGATTCAATCATCTTCATGACGGGCAATCTAGGTAGTGATGGTGTAGGCGATAGTCTTAAAGCGCATACTCGCAATCGTATCGTGCCAGTTACAGTTCGCAAACCTAACGCTGAGGAATGGTTGGCATGGGCTATCAATAATGATATTGCACCTGAGGTATGTGCATGGGTTCGCCAATTCCCTCACTCTATGGCTAGCTATACCGAAGAAGGGCAGAATGATAACCCGTATATCTATAACCCTAAGAAAGTGCAAACGGCATTTGTATCGCCTCGTTCACTTGAGACTGTATCTAACATTGTTAGAAAGCGTGATAAGTTGAACCAAGACACTATGATTTCAGCGATGACAGGCGCAGTCGGTGAGTCAGCAAGTCGTGATATGCAAGCGTATATCGAGTATGCAGACCAGTTGCCTACATGGGAGGACACCCTCAATGACCCTAAAAAGTCTCATGTGCCTGAGAGTGCTGGTGCTTGTGCGATTACTGTATTCGGTGCGATTGCTAAGATTGATAAGAACTCTATTGATACCTTCATGCAATACATGGAGAGATTTGAAAGCGAGTGGCAAGCGTGCTTTGCAATCAATGTAGCTAAAGCCCCGACTAAGCAAGCGATTGCATTTAGCTCTAAGAAGTTTACTGAGTGGGTTGCCAAGAATGAAGATTTGCTATGAGCGAAGAAGCCAAGCCCAAAAAGCGTAAGGTAGTTAAGCGGGACACCATAAGCAGAGAGCGAGTCAGGCAGATTCAATACCATGCTATGGGTAAGTTGCGTAAGCTACTTTATGAACGAGGTATTTCTAAGATGAGTGATTTGATATAGGGAACTAACAATGTTAGATAAGACAAACGAAGTTGTAAGCGATGGCAAGGAAGAACGCAGACTCAAGAAGGTGAAGATTGCCTTGATGCGTAATGCTAGGTTTGCATTGTGGTCAGGTATCCTCATGGTCGGTAAGACTTATGTGCGTGATGATATTCCTAGTGCTTGCACCAATGGTCGTGATGAGATATATGGGCGTGAGTTCGTCAAGATGTTAGACGATAAGGAGTTAGCGTTCGTTGTATTGCATGAGGCGTTGCACAAAGCGTATCGTCATTTGTTTACATGGCGCAAGCTAGCAGAGCAAGACAAGGAATTAACTAATGCCGCTTGTGATTATGTAATCAATTTGCAGTTAGTAAAGCTAGACCCTAACCAAGATGTGATTGCTATGCCAATGAAGGATGGCAAGGTAATAGGCTTGGTTGATAAGCGGTTCGAGGGTATGAATACTAAGCAAGTGTATGACATTCTCAAAGAGGAAGGGTTTAGCGGTGGCGATGGGTTCGATGACCATGATTGGGAAGGGGCGCAAGACCTAACCGATGCAGTCAAGAAGGAACTCGAGAAGGACATTGACCAAGCGTTGCGCTCAGGACAGATAGCTCAAACCAAAATGCAAGGCAAGGGCGGTATGGGTATGAATCGTGAGCTAGATGAATTGTTAAACCCTAAGGTGGATTGGCGTGAACAGTTGCGTGAGTTTGTTAAGACTGTATGCGCTGGTCGTGATTCATCATCATGGCGCAGACCTAATCGCAGATACTTAGCGATGGATTGTTATATGCCTAGCATGGTGAGTGAGAAGATTGGACATATTGCGATTGGCATTGACACTAGCGGTAGTCAAGGTGCTAGGGAGATTGCTGATTGTTTGAGTGAAGTGCAAGGCATTGTGAATGAGGTATCGCCACAGAAGATTGACCTAGTGTATTGGGATGCGTCAGTAGCAAACCATGAGCAGTATGAGGGTTCAGCAGTATCTAACATTGTTAGTGAGACTAAAGTAATGGGCGGTGGTGGCACAGACCCAAGATGTATGGCGCACCACTTGAAGGAACAAAGTATCAAGCCTGAGTGCATCATCAATCTAACTGATGGATATATCGGTGATTGGGGAACACCTGAGGAGTGGCAAGATGTGCCGATGTTGTGGGCGATTGTTGGTGGGGGTAATGCGGTTGCTCCCGTTGGTAAGACTATCTATGTGAACTAGGAGGATATGAAATGGAAAGATGGGAGGAAGAGTTTGATGATTTATTCCCTGAGGTGGAAGCTGGCTCGTTTGGAAACATGGCTCGTCAGTATTTTAGGGCGGGTTGGATGCAAGCGATTGTCCTATTGCAAGACAAAATCGACACAGGAGATTTCGACTATGAGTAAGTGTGTGATTAACCTCGGCTACAAAAGCTACATTGTAGATACTGAGGATGCCCTAAGGCTAGGTGAGATGCTAACTAAAGCTGAGATGTTTGATGAGAAATATAACTCTAATGCACCTAATACATTCCATGTGTGGGAGCAAGACGATGCGGGCAAATTCACCATAACCATATTGCCTGACTCTATCTATCGCATTGGCAAGCTAGCTGGTAAACCTGAGGAGAGGAAGTGATGTGGGATAACACAGATGAACCTAGACCAAACTATGTATACATGGCGCATATGATTAAGAAGGGGAACTGGGCGGTGGTCAAGGCTCAAACTTATGTGGGAACTTATAGAAACACTTATCCAGTTGCGATTATTAAACAATACCTAACGGCTAAGGAAGCTAGAGGGTATGCGAAGTTATTACAGGAGAATTAAATGATTGAACTAACTTATTCAGATATGTTTTTATTTGCGGTAATCCTAACATTGTTAGGTTTGTGGGTTAAAGCAGTATTAGAGTTGCGCTTTCATAAGCTGATAACCATGAAAGTATTTGAAGCGTTGCATGAAGGTAAAGCGGAGTTGTATCACGATGGCGACCAAGTATGTATCAGAAAGGTGGGAGAGAAATGAAAGAAGATACAGTAAGTAAGGGTGTTGAGTTGTTGCTTCAGCGTATGGATTCTAACCCGCTTGAGTTTGTGTTTGGTGATATAGAGAACTACGGAGATTCAATTAGCGACAGCAAGTGGTATCACTTTCTACCTACTAGACCAATGAGCCAGTTAGTAGAAGATGGTGAAGAATTAAGTTTAGCCATACCCGAGTTTTATCTAACTGAGTATGAGAAAAAATTGTTGCAAGAAAAGTTACATAGTTTGTATCGACAAGAGTATGAGCAAGCGGTAATGCGTAAGTTGTTGGGTGCGCCTAAGCCGAAAGTGAGGAAAAGATAATGGGCGTAAGCGATGAGGTGTTTGTGCAGATGGGTAAATCCTATACGCAAGCATTGGCACAATCTATGGGCACTACTAAGATGCAACTAATCAATAGCTTGTTTGAAAACACATACCAAAACATATTTAATGCACCAAGACTAATAATGCCAAGACGAGGGCGGTATCAAGTATGGCAAGGTATGGACTTAGTAGCAGATAGGATTAAACACAGGAAAGAAGCGTTGGCGTTAATTAAACTATTGAAAGGTAATGCAGAAAATGAGTGATGAGATGAAGTGTATCCCGAAGGATAAATTTCCTAGCGTAGACTTTGATAAGTATGCGGAGAACAACAGGGGTGAACAGTTGGGCGGTGTTATTCCCCACTTGGCTACCTTGCTGACCGAACTAATCAATCGCAATCCCCATTGGACTTTTGTTGCAACAAGAGGAAACTATCATGAAAGATTGGCTGATGGGACTCGAGTTCGTTTAGCCACAACATTTGGCGTTTATGAAAAGCGTGAGATGCTTGGCTATATTGCCTATGACCGAAGTTATAGTCGGGGCGACCAATGGGTAGTGGGTAATGACCGAATCTCAGCAACGAAAGACAGACAGTCATGCACCAAGACTACTAAGTTAGATGTGGCTTTGCGTTTGGTTAAAAAGCATTTCAGTCCTAAGACTACTGATGAGTATTTTGAGAAAGCCCTAAGCGAGGTAAGTGATAATCTGAATCGCTTAGTGGGTAAGGCTAACCAAGATACAAGGGGTTATTACAACGGTTTGCAATCTACGATGGCTCAGTATGTTAGGGATAATTGGGATAACTTTGTAGCTACTCTAAACCAAGAGGGTAAAGATTGTTGCGCTAAGTATATGGAAGCCCATGAGAAGCTACAAATAAATGAAGCCCTCAAGAAGGCATTTCATGCTGGCGAGGCATCTACCATTCTAATTAGGGATACTGAATACATCATTAGAAACAAGGGCGGGACTACTATGTGCCCTACTGAGCAGTTGCCTCAAGAGTTGAAGTTGAAGTTAGGTATGTTGAAGTTGGTTGCAGTAAATACAGTAGTTGAGGGTATGGGTTATCGTGCTACCGAAGATTCATATGTGGTTGTTTAACTAGGGAGAACTAACAATGTTAGGTTTAAAAAATATATTCAAACAGGAACTAGAAAAGCCAAAAGCAGAACTACCATTGGCTATTGATACAAATTCAAAGTTTGTATATCAGGGCGGTGCAGATGTGCAAAAGGTTTGGCGTAAGTATGGTTGGATTCCACCATCTGAATACCGAACCGATTACGAGTTTGGAAAGAAGGATTGATATGGAAGAAGTTAAAAAGAGAACGAGGGGGAAAGGAAAGAACCCCCCACTTATCAGCACCAGTATCAGACTATCCACAGAGATAGTAGAGTTTTTTAAGGGGAAGTATTCGCATAAATGGCAAGCCGAGATGCGAAAAGTGTTAGTTAATTTTATCAACAAGGAGAAGTGAGATGGGTCGTAAAGCGTATACAAAAGCACAAAAGGTCGAGGCTTTCTTAAAGCGTAACCAAGGTGCAAAGCCTACCGAGATTGCCAAGGCAACAGGTGTAGATGTGAACTATGTGTATGTAGTCAAGCACAAATTGTTTAAGGCTGGTGATGTTGCAGTTAAAAAGAAACCGAAAGCTAGAATTGGTAGTGAAACAGTTAAGGCGGTGGGTGCTGGAGTATTCCAAGGCGTTAGCGGTAATCAATATAAAGTCATGGACTTTAGCGTGGACAATGTGAATAGCCCAAGCCACTACAAAACTGGTGGTATTGAAACGATTGATTTTATCGAAGCTAAGCAGTTGGGTTATAACTTGGGTAATGTTGTGAAGTATGTATCTCGTGCGCACTACAAAGGCATGAAGATTGAGGACTTAAAGAAAGCCGAGTGGTATCTAAAGCGTGAGATTGCTAACATGGAGAAAGTAAAATGAATGATGATTTAAAATCACTTATCAAGTTAGGTGCATTGGTTGTGTTTGTTATTGCATCGGGTGTAGGTAGTTGTATGTATGGTATGCCTATGTATAATGTTTACCACCAAAAGATGGAGGGCGAAGCTGAGTTGGCGAAAGCCAATTTCAGTAAGCAAGTGATGGTGCAAGAAGCGCAAGCTAAGATGGATTCCGCTACAATGCTAGCTAATGCTGAAGTAGAGCGTGCTAAGGGCGTAGCCAAAGCGAATCAGATTATTGGCGATAGCTTAAAGAACAACGAAGATTATTTGCGTTATCTGTTTGTAAACAATTTGGAACATACTCAAAACCAAGTTATCTACATTCCGACAGAAGCAAACCTACCTATACTTGAGCGTAGGAAGTAAAGAACTAAGTGCCTAGAGCATTTCGTAAAAGACAATAGCTTATGATGTCTTGTATATGCGGTAAGCGAGTTGTCGTGGTAGCTGGGGTCTAGGCACAAAGGTTGATTCCTCACTACCCACCTTTCACGAACACGACGAGGGGCGTGCTAATATACTAACCCCTCATTCCCACCTAGTATTAACCCCCATAAAATAAATATAATAAACTCTTTGACAGAGTAAAGAACCATGTTATAATCGTGGCATGGCAAGCACACCCGAAAAGAAAGTAAAAGAGAATTGCGTTAAGTTGCTCAAGCAATACGGCGCATATTATTTCTACCCAGTTATGACTGGGTTTGGGCGTTCAGGAATCCCCGACATCATATGTTGCGTGCGCGGTAAATTCCTAGCCATAGAGTGCAAAGCTGGCGACAACAAGCCAACGGCTCTACAAGAACGAGAACTACAAAAAATAAATGAGGCTGGAGGCGTTACATTGGTTATCAATGAAACGAACCTAACAATGTTAGATGAGATACTAAAAGGATTAACGCATGAAAGAACAAAACCCTGAGTTCTGCACAGGCGTGCAGATTATTCTCAAACGCATGGAAAGTAACCCTGAGGAGTTCAATGTCAGTAGTGGTAACTACGGCAAGTGGGGGCGCATACTCGAGCAATTAGTTATTGCAAAAGAAGCTGGCAGCGATAAATTACCTTTCCCAAATCATTTAAGTGGACTTACGGCTGCCGAACAAAATGCAATCTATGACGGCTATTGCAAATTCCTACGCAAACGCTTTGATGACTATGTAATGCGAGAAATTCTTGCTGAGGCAAGGGAACTATCATCTCCTATGACGTCAGCCCCAAACGTGGTTTTGGGGAATTCGGGCTTGGGGGGGTCTGCATTAGTTAGTAGTGGTGCTGGAACAGGAACGACATGGGCTTCTTTTCCAAACACGTCTTATGCAGTCACTTTAAACATAGGAAACACAAGCATCAGCGAAGAAGAACTAGAAACGATTAAGAGGAGAGTGCTATGAACCCAACCATAGAGATTCTATTAAAGCGCATGGAAAGCAACCCTGATGAGTTTAACTACAGCCTTAATTTAGGACGTAGTAAATGGGATGCAATCTATGAGGATTTTGAACACCATTTAAGTGAAGAAGATAAAACGGCTTACCAAGAAGGTAAAAAGAAAATAAGTTTAAACAGATTCCATGCACGAGTAATGGAGGAACTCCTCGACCCAAAGTCACAGACACCATCCGATATAGAGCTAAAGAGCGCTATGCTTTCGGGTGGTCAGACCCACGCTCAACACATGGCTCTCCATCAACAAGCACTACAAATGCAATCAATGCAAATGGCTTACGAGGCGCATCAGGCTCAGCAACGAATAAAGGCTCAACAAGCACAGAACCCATATCAACAAGCATCATTAGGGGGCTTGAGCAGTTTGGGAAACTTATTAGGGGGTCAAAGTAAATGACCGCCATGCGTAACCCTGATGCAAAGCATACGGACTTCACCGACCTTATTGGGGTTATCCCTAGTAATCCAAAGTTGTTGCCATCCAACTTGGATATGGTGATTGAGCGTTTTGGGCATTTTCTTATTGGTGAGTGGAAGCGACCAAGTGAAAAGATTAGCATGGGGCAAGAGATTCTCCTTAAACGCCTAGCCACTAAAGAAGACATTGTTGTATTGCTGATTGAAGGGGATACCGACGATGGCATGGAGGTTACAAACATTGAGGCAATACAAAAAGATGGCACGCTTATTCACATCGGCACAAGTAAAGAAGCACTTAAAAACTTCATCCGTTTTTGGTATGAACACGCAGAAAAGAAAGCAAGGGGGTTATAGCATGAGAAAGTTAATTTTAAAGTGGTTAGGGTTGGAAACAAATATGTTTGGGGATATTAGAACAGTAATCCCTGATGATGAGCGTGGTATGACTGTAAACCATCGTATCGGTCTTATTAAGACTATGAACAGTCGTTACATCTTGGAGATTGGGACTTATGTGCCAAATCAACGAGGCCCCGATTGGACATATGAGTTCTATGCAGTAGACCCTGACCAAAAGCTAAGCGAAGCAGTTGGAATCATTCTGACCATGAAGGGCTTAGAGAAGTAATGTATAATACGTAGTAAGCTACGGAGGAATACATGAAAAGACTTGATTTAGAAGGTAAACGGTTTGGTAGATGGCGTGTAGTTGATACTGCACCTAGAACATATCAAACAATGTGGAAGTGTGTTTGTGATTGCGGAAGGGTTCGTACTGTGGCGGGTTCTAATTTAACTTCAGGACATTCCGCTTCATGTGGTTGTTTACGAGAAGAAATTAGACCGACACTAGCAAGCAAAAGAGATTTTACAGGTGCTAAAAACCCTAGAGCAAAGCAGAGTATTAAAGTAAATAACGGCGTGCATGTGCCCTCTAATAGTATTTGGTACAAACGAGCTTCAGGAGTTTTTTATTCGGCGAAAAAGAAAGGCATACCTTTAGGCTTCAAAAACGTAGCAGAATTAGCAACATATGTAAAAGAAATAGCCCCTTCTAGATGTCCTGTTTTTAATAAAAAGTTTGCTGATAGGGGGGTTGGATTTAGTAAGTGGTCGCCCAGTATAGATAAAATTGACCCTAAAAAAGGCTATGTGAGGGGCAACATCCAAGTAATAAGTATGTTTGCTAACTGTATGAAAAGAGATGCTAGTAAAGCAGAGCTAATTGAATTTGCTAATTGGGTTTTACAAGGAAAGTAATGAATATTATTACAGTCGATTTTGAATCATTTTACTCACAAACATACAGTTTAAGTAAAAAAACTATAGAGGAGTATGTGCGTGGTGATGAGTTTGAAGTTATCGGCGTAGCCGTAAAGGTAAATGATGAAGAAACACAATGGTTCTCAGGAACAAAAGAAAAGACACGCCAATTTCTTGAAGGATTTGATTGGGGAAATTCTTTGGCGCTTGCTCACAATGCAATGTTTGACGCTAGCATACTTACTTGGACTTTTGGTATTAAGCCTACTGCTTGGTTGGACACTCTTTCAATGGCTCGTGCAATACATACTATCGAAGTCGGTGGTAGCTTGGATGCCTTAACTAAATATTATGGGCTTGGAGTTAAAGGCACAGAAGTCTTAGACGCTAAGGGTAAACACCGATTAGATTTCACCCCAGATGAACTTTCGAAATATGGTGAATACTGCAAGAACGACGTAGAACTTACTTATGCACTCTTTCAGGAATTGATGCAAGAGTTCCCGACATTTGAGTTAAAGCTGATTGACTTGACCATTAAGATGTTTAGCGAACCTGTGCTGGAGTTGGATGTTAATGTGTTGCTAGCACACTTAAGCGATATTCAAAAAACAAAAGAAGACTTAATGAAGTTGGTTGAGGTAGACCGTGACCAAATAATGAGTAATGATAAGTTTGCCGCATTACTAGAGCTATGTAAGGTTGAACCTCCACGTAAGATTAGCCCAACAACAGGTAAGGAAACATGGGCATTTGCTAAGACAGATGAAGGGTTTAAAGCGCTACTTGAGCATCCGTTACCCGGGGTACAAGCATTAGCATCTGCTCGGCTGGGTGTTAAATCTACCCTTGAGGAGACAAGGACAGAACGATTTATTGGTATCGCAGAGCGTGGTGTTATGCCTATTCCACTACGTTACTATGCGGCTCATACAGGGCGCTGGGGTGGCGATGACAAAATCAATATGCAGAACTTGGGTCGTGGCTCTCGTTTAAAGCATGCAATCCGTGCCCCTAAAGGCTATCAAATTATTGACTGCGACTCATCACAAATTGAAGCACGAACCCTAGCTTGGTTAGCTGGACAGGAGGATTTAATTGAGGCATTTGAAAACGGCGAGGATGTTTATAAAATCATGGCGTCGGCTATCTACGTCAAGGAAGAGAAAGACATTACGAAAGATGAACGCTTCGTGGGGAAAACCACCATCCTCGGGGCTGGCTACGGCATGGGGAGCAAGAAATTCGGGGTGCAACTCAAGACTTTTGGCGTGGAGGTGGAAGAGGAGGAAGCCAGTCGTATTATCTCGGTCTATCGACAAACATATCCTTGCATACCTGCACTTTGGAAAGAAGCGGGTAAGGTATTAGATGCAATCGTTGAGGATGGTACTTGTAGTTTTGGTAGAGAAGGAGTGTTGTATGTTGAAGGTAGGAAAGGTATTAGGCTTCCTAATGGTCTGTATATTAAGTATCCTAATCTACGCAAACAGACCAATGACGACGGGAAAGATGAATATGTGTACGACACCAAGCGTGGCAAAACCACTATCCCTAATAGAATATACGGCGGGAAAGTTGTTGAGAATGTGTGTCAAGCCTTAGCCCGAATCATTGTGGGTGAGCAAATGCTTATGATTTCTAGGAAGTACAAGGTTGTAATGACTGTGCATGATGCGGTTGCTTGTATCGTACCCGATAGCGAAGCCCAAGCTGGACAAGAGTTTGTTGAGATGTGCATGAGGATGCGACCTAAATGGGCATTAGATTTGCCATTAAATTGTGAAAGCGGTATTGGTAAAACTTATGGAGATTGTTAGTGGGTAAGCTTTATAAACACTACAACGACTATACGGAGCAGAACATTCTTAGTGCTTTGGATAGAGCGCCTATAACTGGGCATTTGATTCCGAAGCACTATATTGAAGATGATGTTACATATGAAACAGTTAATCCCGAAACAATTGAATTGCTGATTGAACGCAGTACAGCCGAGAATGCGTATGAAGTAGCTGAGTTTAAAGAAGTAATGAAAGATGTTTTGGATTCATTAACACGCAGGGAAAGAAAAGTATTACGGTTGCGTTTTGGTATCAATATGAATCATGACCATTCGTTAGAAGAAGTTGGCAAGATTATGGATTTATCAAGAGAACGCATACGTCAGCTAGAAGCTAGAGCTTTACGTAAAATGCGGCATTACAGTAGAACTTGTCAGTTAATAGATTATTTAGATATATAGGAGAAGAAATGGTGGACTACACAGAATACTTATTGCGTGCCAAGCGATTGATACACGATATTGAAATACTAATGAACGACAGACGTACAGAAGAAGCGTTTATGGCTCTTTATAACTTGCATGTAGAGATTAAGCTAATGGCTAATGCAATACGAACTGCAGAAGGTGGGGTTTACCATGAATGACAACGATTTAAGAGATTGTTTTGCTATGTTTGTGATAAATGGAATTGTGACTCGAGGTTTAACTGACCAAACTGATTTGAGCTTAGTCGCCACAAACGCCTATAAACTAGCAGACCACATGCTCGAAGCACGCAAACCAAAAGAAGAAACAGGGATTGTTGCAGTTAAACGTGGAAGAAAAAAGAATGAAGAAGGGGATGCGTAAAGTATTAGAAGATGTTGTTTTAGATGTGTTGCGTATGCTACCTCCCGAAGTACCTGAATTTAAAAAGATAACAAACTTTGGACTTAAACCAACAATATTTAAAGCTAAAAGGAAAGTGAAAGCAAAATGAGTAGCTGGTTAATTGCAGTTATAGGCGTAGTGTATTTAGTTGTGGCAGTTGATTTATTTCGTAAAGGTCAAGTGGGCTTATCTATTGCATTTTTAGGCTACGCTTTGGGTAATGTAGGTTTATATATGGAGGCAAGATGAGCACAACAGAACACCAAGAACTCATAGAGATTCTTGAGCAAGGACTACAAGCATTTAAGCTTATGGGCGGTAATGCCCCCGACTATGAAATACTACCTGATGGCTCTGTTTTATTTCATTACATGCCGACAGAGGAGTTAAAACAATATGTGGAGAAACTTAGACATGCCTAGAGATGGTGGTAAAGGGATTGCACCACGCCCATTAAGTGTACCTATGGATAAGTTTGATACAAACTTTGAAGCAATATTTGGTAAAAAAACTAAGTTGCCCCAACCCCAAATGAAAGAGGAGAAGCAAAATGAAATGGATAGTAATAGCAGCGATAGTAATAGGTAGTATGGTATTTATGGCTTTTCCACCAAAAGCATTTGCTCAGCAAGTAACTATTTATACAGGCGCTAATGGACAATATGTAGGGCAAGCCGTAACTATGTCACCTACCCAACCAAACCCACCAATCTGGAGTCCAAATGCCCAGTAAAGTAACTTGGTCTTACAGTAGCTTAAAGACCTTTCAACAATGCCCAAAGAAGTATTACCACCTAAAGATTGCTAAGGATATTAAGCAAGAAGATACGGTGCATACCATCTACGGCAAGGAAGTTCACAAAGCGGCAGAAGATTACATCAAGGAGGGTAAACCCGTACCTGAGAAGTATTCGTATGTACTAGACACTTTAGATGCTTTAAATAAAATCCCGGGAGAAAAGTATTGCGAGATTGAACTAGGGATTAAAAAGACTTCAGACAACAAATATGTTGCATGCGAATTTGATGACCCTAAGTATTGGTGGCATGGTATCGCCGACCTACTTATTGTTAACGGGGATGAAGCCTATTTGGTTGACTACAAGACTAGTAAAAATGCAAAGTATGCCGATACTAAACAGCTAGATTACATGGCATCCGCAGTTTTCCTACGTTTTCCTGAGGTGCTGACCATTAAGTCTGCCCTGATATTTGTAGTAAGTAAGGAGTTTGTAAAGAAGGAACACAATTCCATGCACAAGTATGCCTACCTTACGTCAGTTGAACCCGACTTAAAGAGGCTAGAAATGGCTATGGATAGTGGCATTTGGAACCCAGTTACAGGCCCACTTTGTGGCTGGTGCCCAGTCAAAACATGCGTACATAACAAGGAAAAACAATCGTGGAAGAGCTAGATAATCAATCATTAGATGCTGCATTAATTTTAGAAGAGAAGCTAAAGGAACGAGTAAAAGCAGTTCTGCAATCGGTAGTGGTCAATGTAATTGGTAGAGAAATTCATGCTGCCATAGAACGTGAAAAACAAGCTATGATGACGGAAATTACACTTTCTATAGGAAAAGCTTTACAATCTATAGAGAAAGATGGTCGGGTGCCTTTATGGGAAACTAACCCTTTTGCTACCAATATACCCGATTTTATACCAGTAAATGGTGAGGGTGAACCAATTGAAATAGTAGGAATGGAAAATGCCATACAAGAACAAAGCAGACCGCAAATATAAGAATGCCGCTAAATACGAGGATTCTCCTGAGCAAGTTAAAAACAGGGAAGCTCGTAACAAGGCACGTGCAGAGCTAGCTAAAAAAGGGAAAGTAACTAAAGGCGATGGAAAAGATGTTGACCACATTAAGCCCCTTAGCAAAGGGGGCGCAAATACTGAAGGCAATTTGCGGGTTAAATCCGCAAGTGCAAACCGCTCATTCAGTAGAAACTCAGACCACACAATCAAGAAAAACAAACCAAAAAATGGCGCAAATTGAAACTGACTACGATTGGCCAGGACAATACAAACCGTTTAATCATCAAAAAGTAACAGCAGCATTTCTTACAGAACGCCCAAGAGCATTTTGTTTTAACGAGCAAGGTACGGGAAAGACTGCATCTGTTATTTGGGCAGCAGACTACCTAATGAATCTAGGACTAGTCAAGCGTGTATTAATCGTATGCCCACTATCTATTATGAAATCCGCATGGCAGAACGACTTGTTTAAATTTGCATGCCACCGTTCTTGTGACATAGCTTACGGTGATAAAAAGAAGCGCGCTAAAATTATCGAAGGTGGTGCAGAGTTTGTCATCATTAACTTTGATGGATTAGCTATTGTGCAAGATGTAATAGCGGCTGGCGGGTTTGACTTAATCGTAGTGGATGAAGCAAGTGCTTATAAGAATGTAACTACAGAGCGCTGGAAGATATTGCGTGACCTGTGCAAAGATATTAAGGGTCTGTGGATGCTCACAGGAACACCCGCCGCACAGTCACCAATTGATGCCTATGGTTTAGCCAAGCTAATTAACCCAGATGGAGTTCCTAAATTCTTTGGTTCTTTCCGTGACCAAGTCATGTACAAAGTTGGTATGTATCGTTGGGTTCCTAAATCCAACGCACAAGATGTAGTACATCAAGCCTTACAACCAGCGATTCGTTTTGAAAAGAGTCAATGCTTAGACTTACCCGATGTAACTTTTGTAGAACGTGAAGCACCCCTTACTCCTCAGCAAAAGAAGTATTACCAAAAGCTTAAACAAGACATGATTATTCAAGCGGCTGGAGAAGAAATCAGTTCAGCAAATGCGGCAACAAGTATTAATAAGCTGTTACAAATTTCAGGTGGTGCGGTCTATACCGATACTAAAGAAGTTGTGGAGTTTGATGTATCCAACAGGCTACAAGTTGTTAAGGAAGTTATTGATGAGGCATCCCACAAGGTGCTAGTGTTTGTACCTTTCACGCATACCATAGAGTTACTGCGGGCTTACTTAACTAAGAATGGTATTAGTAATGACACAATTAATGGGCAGGTTCCAGTAGCAAGACGTAATACAATTATTCAAGACTTCCAAGATACTGATAACATTCAAGTTCTAATTATTCAACCCCAAGCTGCATCGCACGGGTTAACCCTAACTGCGGCTAATGTCATCATTTGGTACGCTCCTGTAATGAGTGTAGAAACATATCTACAAGCCAACGCCCGTATTAATAGGCCCGGCCAAAAGAACCCTATGACTATCGTGCATATCAAGGGTAGCGAAGTGGAAAGCAAGTTGTACAAGATGCTAAATAACAACATTGATAACCACACAAGGTTGATTGATTTGTACCGCCAAGAAATAGAATAATAGTTTGACACAGTAAAGAAATGTGGTATACTAACAGCTCTAAAAAGGAGCATGTAATGGAGCAAATGTCAGCAGAAAAGCTTGCAAACATCTATATAAAAATAAGAGATGCTAAGCACGCCGAAGAGGAAAAGATGAAGTCTAAGTTGGCAGAATTTCAAGAGCAACTAGATATGATATCGGAGCAGTTGTTGGAGCTATGTAAGGACCAAAATGCCACAAGCATTAAGACCGAGTCAGGCACAATCATCCGTAAAATATCTACCCGCTATTGGTCTACCGATTGGGAGTCTATGCATCAATTTATTAAAGAGCATGATGCTTTAGGTTTGTTAGAGCAACGTATTCATCAAGCAAACATGAAGCAGTTTTTAGAAGAAAATCCTGAGCTGATGCCACCGGGAGTTCAGGTCGATAGAAAATATACCGTGGTAGTTAGAAGGAGCTAATATGTCAGAAGCACAACAAGCGACACCAGAGCAACAAGCCCGTATGGAAATGGAAGTCGCAATCCAAGAAGCACAACAACGAGCTATGCAAGATGTACAACAGAATGCACAGATTGAAATACAGATGCGTAGTATTGCGTTGTCTGAAGCAGTAAAAGCGAAGAAGGAAGGATTCGGTGCAGTAGCAATTACTGAGTCTGCAGAAGTATTTTTAAAATTTTTAAAAACCGGCGAAGCCGTGCACAAGGAGTAATAATGAGTAACGTAACTATTTTTAATCAAGAAGTACCAGCATTCTTACAAGGCGCTAACGGCCTTAATGATTTAACTAAATCTCTTGCTGGTAAGATTAGCGGCGGTGGTAAACGCATTTCAATCCGTGGTGGTGTATTCCGTAAGATTGTAGGCGGCGAAGAAGTTGGTAAGATTACTAGCCGTGAATTAAACGTAATCATTGTTAATGCAGCTAAGGGCGTATCTCGTATTTACTATGCTGGTAAGTACGACCCAAATGCAATCGTTCCCCCTACTTGTGTATCTAATGATGGTGTTCATGCGGACACTAAAGATGAAGGACGTCAAAGCGATTCATGCGCTACTTGTCCACAAAACGTAGCTGGTTCAGGCAATGGCAACTCTCGTGCATGTCGTTACACCCGTAAGATTGCAGTCCTTTTGGAAGGCGACACAAGCGGTGATGTGTATCAGCTACAACTTCCATCTACTTCTATCTTTGGTAAGGGTGAAGGTAATGTGCATCCATTCGAAAGCTATATCAAATACGTAGCTGGTAATGGTCGTAACATTAACCAAATCGTAACCCAAATTAGTTTGGATACAGATAGTGATACACCTAAGTTGTTGTTCTCTCCAGCACGTCACATCACTGAAGATGAATGGCATTTAGCTGCAGAAGCTGGTGATTCTATCGAAGCTAAGAATGCCATTACTTTAACCGTAGCTCAAACTGATGGTGTTAAAAAGCCTACATTGGCTGCACCTGCAGTTAAGAAACCTGTAACACAAATGGAACCGGACGAAGAAGTATCTGAACCAGTAAAACGTGCTACTAAAAAAGTTGAGGTTGCGCCAGCTAGTAAGAAGAGTTTAGGCGACGTAATCAATGCGTGGAGTGCGGTAGACTAATGAGCCACGGCTACAGCGTAAAGCTGGTCCAGTTAAACAAACAAGCCGATAAGAAAAAGCTTGGGGTAATGCTCGGCAAGGAGTGCATACGGTGTAGCATTTCCGTAGCACAAGTTGCTGGGATTATCGGAGTTAGCCGGATGACTGTATATAATTGGTTTACGGGTCTGCACGACCCACAAGAAGTATACGAGCCTGCCATACAAGGTTTATTAGACCAGCTTTAATTAATTGTTTTTTATACACAGGACGAGAGGACGCCAAACCCTCTCCGATTGTGTTTCTTTGGAAGATATATGACAACAATTGACCTTTTAGATACAGTACTTCCCCAAGAGGGATGGTTTGCTGTACTTGGAATTAAAGGGAAATCTGTAAGACAAAAGCTAGTACAGACACGAGAAGAAGTAAATAAAATAACAGAAAAGTTTGTTGCAGAAGAACGCAACGTATTCTTTGGGCTTGCTAAGTTTGAAACTGGCGAGAGCAGAGAACAAGATAACGTGAAAGCGCTTAAAGCATTCTGGCTGGATATAGATTGCGGCGAAGCTAAAGCAGAAGTAAACCCAAAAACTGGAAGACCTGATGGTTATATTGACCAAGCAACAGGTATGCAAGAACTCAAAAAGTTCTGCGATTTAATTGGCTTACCAACACCAATTATTGTTGACTCAGGCAGAGGCTTACATGTGTATTGGCCCTTAACAGAATCTGTTTCACGGAACGCTTGGGAACCAGTAGCTAAACGCTTTAGAGACCTTTGCATTAAACAAAACTTTTATGTAGACCCATCCGTGTTTGAAACCGCTAGAGTCTTGCGGATACCTGGAACATTTAACTTTAAAGAAATACCAGCCCTACCAGTATCAATCATAGTAGAAGGTGCGCCTATAGAGTTTGGGAAGTTCAAGGAAATACTAGGTGTTACTGAGGTAGCACCCATAGAGTTTGCACCTAGTAAAGGTGAGCTTAACGAATTTACTAAGTCTTTGTTAGGCAACAAGATTCAACGCTTTAAGAACATCATGATTCGTGGTGATAACGGTTGCCAACAGCTTAATTATGCTTATGAAAATCAAGACTCAATCAGCGAGCCATTATGGTGGTCGGCACTAACCGTAGCTAATGTATGCGTGGATAGAGAGGTTGCTATTCATATGATGTCTAGTCAGCACCCTGACTATGATGCGATTGCTACCGAGGCTAAAGCTACCCAACAAAAAGAAGGTAAAGGCGGCCCTCATACCTGTGCAACATTTGAGAAACACAATCCTGGTGGTTGCGATGGCTGCAAATGGAAAGGCAAAATTACAGGACCAGTCGCACTTAGTTCTGAGATTAATGAAGCGAAGTTAGAAGATAACAAGGTAGAAGTGAAAGAGGGTGTGGTAGAAGTTATCCCTGAGTATCCTAAGCCGTTTTTACGTGGTGCTGCGGGTGGAATCTTTATGCCCCCAACAACAGAGGAAGCCGAACCAATCTGCGTATATGAGCATGATTTATATGTAGTTAAGTTAATGACCGACCCAACTGCGGGAGCCGTTGCATTAATGAAACTGCATCTGCCTCATGATGGCATAAAGGAATTTGTAGTGCCTTTGTCAATCATAGCATCACCAGACGAATTAAAAAAAGAGCTGGCAACAAAGGGTGTAGCTTGCACACCAACGCAAATGAAATACTTATCTAACTTTGTTATGTCATTTGTAAAAAATCTGCAATACAAAAGGAAATCAGAAATTATGAGAACACAATTTGGATGGGCTGATAAAGACAGCAAGTTCATTATTGGGGATAGGGAGATTAGCAAGGATGGTACTTATGGAAGTCCAGCATCAACCGAGACCCGAGCCATTGCACAGTACATGGTGCCATGTGGTACGTATGAAGACTGGCGAGAAGTATTTAATATGTATTCCCTACCGGGCCTAGAACCACATGCGTTTGCTGCCCTGACTGCCTTTGGCGCACCACTATTTAAGTTCACTGGACTTAAGGGTGCAATCATTAACGTCATCTATAAGTTTGGCGGTACTGGTAAGTCAACAACGTTGTTTATGTGCAACAGTGTGTATGGTCACCCCGAGTCTTTGTCATCGGTCTGGAAGGACACAAACAACGCCAAGATGCAGCGTTTGGGGGTAATGAATAACTTACCCTATACCATTGACGAAATAACCAATATAACCCCTGCAGACTTCTCAGATTTGGCTTATGGAATGTCTCAAGGTAGGGCTAAGGACCGCATGAAAGGGGCTACCAATGAGTTGCGTGAAAACAACACTACTTGGCAGACTATGTCTTTGGCTAGCGCCAATGCGTCTTTCTATGAAAAGTTAGGTTCTGCTAAGGCTGGGGCTAATGCTGAGATGCTACGTCTTTTTGAGTACACAATCCCACCTAACAATGTTATTTCTACCGAAGATGGTAAGCGCCTATTTGACCGCCAGCTAAAGGAGAATTACGGGCATGCTGGGGATATATACATCAAGTGGCTGGTAGATAACTTAGAAGAAGCAGTACAGGCTATTTTGGATGTACAACGCCGTATTGATACCGAGTTAAGGCTAACCCCTCCTGAACGCTTTTGGTCAGCTGTGGCGGCTTGTAACATAGCTGGTGGCCTTATTGCTAAGCGTATTGGTTTGCATGACTATGACATGGCCGAGATTTATAAATGGACTTGCAAGACTATCCAAGGCATGCGTGAAGAGATTAAACCTCCTACAGAAAGCGCCGTAGCCGTAGTGGGTGACTATATTAACCGCCACATGCAAAACATCTTGGTAGTAAAAGCTGACGTAGATAAACGTACTGCAGCCCATTCTTTGCCTACTTTAGAACCTAAGGGCGAATTGCTTATCCGCTATGAGCCTGATACTAAGTTGATGTTCTTTGTAACTCGTGAGTTTAAGCACGACTGTGTAGAACGCCAGACTAACTACAAGGACACCCTAAGAGAATTAGAACTTAAAGGATTCTACAAAGGCTACATGAATAAGCGTATGTCTAAAGGTATGAAAATTACCTCCCCTGGAGTAACAGCATTGATATTTGATTGCTCTACTGGGTTACTAGATATAGATGGATTAATTGCACCGGAGATTGAGCATGCTAGTAGGGAAACTGAGCTACAACATTAATTGGAAAAACTTCAAGCCGGGGACGTCTTTCTTTGTTCCTTGCTTGAATTGCATGCAAGCTAAGCAGGATATAGCTCGCACCGCAAAAAGATTGCAGATGCCAGTTTTGATGAAGGTTAGCATCGAAGATAGCATCAGAGGTATTCGTGTCTGGAGGATTTGAGTTATACTGCAAGGGCAGACCACGTCTGCTTTTCCTTGGAAGAAAGCTCCTTCCTCCCCTCTTTGTCCCCGCCTAGTGCGGGGATTTTTTATTTCTTGCCCTGATTTAAGACAGGAACAAAGTAAGGAATCATAGCTTCGGTTGGAATACGTACGCCCTTATATGTGCGTGCCCTAGCTTCTAATGCTGAATCCAAAGTATTTTGGATAGCATCGCCGTCAATCATTACCTTATCCATTGGGTAGCGTTTGTTAAACTGACGGATTTGATTGATAACAGGCTGTACATCTTTCTGACCACCACCAAAATCTTTGTTTAAGACAGAGTCGGTTAGGCGCTGCAGAATCTGAGTTCTTTCTTGCTCAGCTTTGACATATTCACCTTTTAACTCAAAGCCAACTTCTTGTTGACGAGCCAACTTAGTAGGAGCAAAGCCCGCAGCTTGTGCGATTACGTTAGCCGCAGTTACATCTTCTTTCTTAATAATGGTATCGCCACCCTTAGTCTTAGCGCCTTCAGTTGCAAGACGTCCAGCTACTAGTGGGTTTTTGAAGAACGCAGGTAACATCTTCTCTAGGCCACGTTCAATATGCCCATTTTCAAAGTCGTCTAATGCACCAGTCTGACCAAGAATACCTGATACTGCTGGGCCAATATTGGCTAATACAAAGTTATTAAATGCTTCCTGGTTAGTCTTAGCTGGTTTGCCGCCACGGAACCACAAGTTATCAAACGAAGTCTTAGCACCAATATTAATATCGGTAAGAGAAGATATAGGGCCGCTGTAAAGTACGTCTCCCATAACAGGACCAAAGTTATCATTTAAAAACTCACGGAAACGCAAGTCAGCATTCTGTGCAACTAGCGGATTTCTAGCACGTTTTCTACGCTTCTCTTCGTCGTCATCACCCAAGTCGCTAAGCGCTTCAACAACTGCACCTACAACGCTATAGAGTGGCATACCTTTTAATCCATGGAACATAGCGCCCATCATCAAAACGCCGGTTAAAATCTTCATGCTTTCAAAGGCTAACTTAGGGTCACTAATTACTTTAGTTGAGTTATACGCATGGCGAACAAAGAAAGAAGTCATGTTTGCTGCGTACATTTTGAACTGGGAAATAACTGGTAACTTCTTAAATAACTCTGGTCTTTCCATAGCATCGTAGCGACCCATGTTATCTTGCACAGCAGCAATAGCTTTTTCAACAGACTCTTCAAAGTTCTTAGTCTTATCGTAGTGCATTTCAAACGCCATCATCGCAGCAATCTCACGACTAACACGTTCTGCACCACTAAACAAACCAGACATAATATTGGCAGTCATACGTAATGCTTTCTTAGGCCCGCTAAGAGTTGCATTTAATGGGGTACGACCCCGCTGGGAAAGAAGATTGTTTTCAGTAAAGGCAAACAAGCCACGCTCTTTAAGTGCTTGATATGCTGCAGATAAAGTCTTGCTGTTTTTAATACGTGAAGAATCAGCTACAGATACAGTTACGCTAGGTATGTGGTACCCACGAATTGTTTCTGGTGTCTCTTTAATGTTGACACCCATGCTACCTAGAATGTTTGAATAAGCAGCAAACTTAAGTGAGGCTCTAGCATAGCCATAACGTGCACCCAATACTGGGTAAATCATAACTGGAACAGCAACTAACTGTACAGCAGCAGAACCAGCACCAGTCAATAACATATAGTATGCGTATCTTGTAGCTATAGAAGCTAGTTGATTAGGGCTTGGTGGGTTTAGCTGCTCCATTGCACGGCCACCAACAGTATCAATAAACAAACCTAACTTGGCTTGGTCCGGGTCACCTGCAAGACTATCTCTAGCACGAGTAATCTCAGTTTGCATTTGGTCTGCATACTTGAGGCGTGGGGTCTGGCTAGCCATACGGTTAGCAGATTCAGTAAAGTTGCGGAAGATATCGGCACTAAAACCAGATACATTTTCTGCATGCATAAACTGCTTGCGAATACTTGCTTCTGGCAGAGTTGTTAACCAAGTTTGATATAACGAGTCTTTTAAATCTTCAGAAGAAATTTCATCTAAGTTAGCCTTATCAATGATTTCAAACATGTTTTTCAACATGGTGCTTTCTCTTTGATTAGTATTTCTTAGAGAAGCTATATCATTACCAGAAGTAAAGGTTAAGTCTTTAAACAACTCTTCAACAGGCTTACCTAATTCTTTAGCACGTTTGATTGCATACAACTCACGCTGCCATGGTTCATCAAATAAAATAAAACCACCATCTGTACCAGATTCACGGAACCAAGCTGGACCATGACGCATTAATGGGAAGTATTCTTGTATAGCATCCTTCTCCTGCATCTTGCGAATCTCAGCCATGAGCTGGCCTTTAGGAGTCTTTTCATCTTTAACATCACCAGGCAACTCTTGTAGGCGTTCAATGCGCTCGTCTAAGTAGTGGCGTTGCAAGTTAAAGTTATCTTTGTAGAACTGACGTACCATTTTATACATCTCGTGGCCGCCTTCAATCTTACCTAGCTGTGTCCAAGCGTCATAAACAATTTGAATATCATTTTTACGACGGGTTCTTTGCCCTGTTAGATTAGATATCTTTTCTGCAGGAGTAGCTGGGTCTTCTATTAACTTTGTTAATTCAATAACTTTGGGGTCATTGTTAGCGGCTTCGATAGCGGTAGCATGCGCATCTGGTGTAACACCTTTAAGGCGTGCAAGGTGCATAGCGTTACCAAGAATCTTGTCACTACCTTTGTTACTTACAATAAACTTAGCTAGCTGGTCAGCTTTAGCTGCATATGCTTCAAGCATATTAGTTCTCATCGCAGCCATTTTTTGAGTAAACTCATCAATTTCTTTTAGGCCAGCAATTTTATCCCCCATCCAACGAATAATGTCAGATGTACGTAAAGTCATAAGCGTAGTTTTAATAGCATCCTCAGTCATGCCTTTAAATCTAGCTTTTAATAAATCAACTAAATCACCAAAGTCATGACCATCTTTTACCCAACCGCCAAAGCCTTCAGCAATATCGTGAATATTTTGACTACGCATAACCTTTTTAGTATCTTGGTCTAGCTTTTGAGCCTTAGCTTTCTTTTGTCGTGCAGCACTTACTTGCGGTGCTTCTTGCAGTTCGGTATCGTATTTAAGCAAACCTTCTGTAAGTACAATTAAATCCTGCAACGCAGACTGGTGTGAGTCATCCATGTCAAACAAATCACGGATTGAACGTACAAAGCGATTAAATAAAGACCTAAATCTACCAGGCTGATTAGGAACAATCTCGCCTTTGATTTGGAACAAGAACTGCTGCATAGAGTCTTCAGTTAGACCATACGCTACAAACTCTTTAAGGTCGTCATAAATCTGAATACCACCTTCAGCTTCGCTGGTAAATAGCTGTGCAACACGTGGGTCAACATTAATTGTGCCTGTTAAGGTTTGGTAAGCATACTCACGACTTGCATTACGCATTACATCCATCAAACCATTGATAGCATCGCCAAGCTTTTGTGGTATTTCTTTGCCTTCTTCTAACAGGCTTCTCCACTCGTCAATACGAGCATTGACTGCAGCATGCAGAGCTTCGTGTAGGAATACTGTGTTGTTTACGCCTTGAAAATCTGTAGAGTTGCCAAAGGATTCGCCACGTAGGTAAATAGTTCTATACGACTTACCATTTAATTCTGTTGCTGCATAAAGACCGTTAGCACCTTTAAAGTTAGTGCGAAGACTCTCAGGCACTTCATTGGCTGCATTTACTACTATAAGGTTTACACCCTTAAGGAAAGGTCTTAAACGCTTAGCCAAGAATCGTTCAAATAAAGTACCATTATTAGCTATGTAGTTAATAGCTTGGCTAGCATTATCAAATGAATAATATTTAGAATCTGGTGTACCAGAAGTTTCAGACTTAGATGGTTTACCCGCTGTGGCTGCAGCTTTCTTTTTAATTTCTATACGCTGTTGAAGGTTAGCTTGTTCTTGAGTAGTAACAGACGGATGAGACAAAGCTTCTTTAGCAGCCTTACCTGGTTTGCTATCTCGTTGTTGACCTTTAGAAATCTCATGCAAAGTATCTAGGGCCTGGTTGCGTCTTGCTCTATGCTGAACACCTGCATCTAAATAAGCATCTTGAGTTGCAAAGTTATCTCTAATAGGCTCAGGTGTATCAAGAGTTTCTATAGCTGCTTGTACAGTTTTAGTAGCTGCTTTCCAATCTTTAGTCTGAGCGGCTTTAGCTTGTTTCTTTTCAGCTTGTTGTTCATAAGTTAACTCTACACGTGGTCGGCCAGTACGTTTACCTTTAGTTGCGGTTGGTGCAGGTATTACTTCTGGGGCTACAGCAGCTGGAGTTTCTTGTAACTGATTATATTGGCTGGCTACTGCATCATCTAAAGCACGGATTGCTTGTGGGTTTGATTCTTTTAAATAATCTTCATAAGTTAATCCTAACTGGGCTGCTTTAGCTTCACCAAGACGCCTAGCCGCCATAGTAGCATTTCGTTTATTAGCTGGAGTAGAAGATACTTTATTTGCTTCATCTGCTGCAACTGATTTAGCATGTAAATCAATTATGTTTTGGGGTACGGTACTTAATGCACTTGGTTCAGCCGCTTGCACAGCTTCTGCTCGTACTCCAGGGACTCCAGTAGTTCCGATAGTGCTTGCCAATCCTGCAGGTTGAGATGTCGTAACTCCTCCGGTGGGCTGAAGTCCAGCTTGAGGCACAGAAACGCTTGGCTGATTAATTCCGGCGTCAACTCCAGTACTCGGCTGTGTTCGTCCATTTTGGACTCCTTGATTTACTATATTCTGTTGGCGTACTACTTCCGTAGCCTGCTTAATTGCTCTTTCGTTAGACAAGTTATATTTTGCCTTGAGCTTATTAGCTATTGTATCTAATTCTGGGTTGCCGGTGTTGATTGCGTTAACTGTAGATACTGGAGCCGCAACTGCTGGTGCGCCAACTAATTTACGTGCATCTTCTAAAGGTATTCCAAGTTCAACTGATTTTGCTTTAGCTTGTTCTTCAACATCTGGTGTAGTTGTTGGTGTAATAGGTGCAGCTGCTTTAGCAGCTATTTGTTTTTCCGCAGTATCTAACGGTGCTGCAACAATAGGCGTACCTACTGCAGTAGTAATTTGTGGGCCGGCTGGTGGTGCAGGGGGGTTAACTACTGGAGGTGGCGTTGGTTTATTAGCAGCTTCAACAGCTTCTTGTTGTTTAAATTTAAATGTACTAGTAGCCTCAAGCGGAGCACCAGCAATCTCACCAATACCTTCTTCAAGAACATCAAGCGGGTCTATTTTTTGATTAATAGCTACAGAACCTAAAGCTTCACCAGCCATACCATATAGTGCTTGTACGCCAACTTCTTTACCTGTTTCTTTAGCCGCTTCTTTTATAAAACCTTTTTCAACATTTTTAAGTAGCTCACCTGCTGAATTACCAGCGGATTTAAAAGAAGCCGCATCAAACAAACCGATAACAGCAGATTTAACTCCAGCTTTTTCCCAAGCTTCTTTATGGTCCATACCTTCTGCACGTAGTTCAGCATATTGATTACCAAATTCAGTTAACGCTGAACCACTACCACCCATAATTGCGGCGCCCTTAGGACCAAAACCACCAAATCTTGCGGCCATAGCAGCTACTATTGTTGGTACTGTAGCAGGTAAAGATTCTAAAGCAACCCCACCCACATATCCAGGTAAGTCGCCTCTTTTATCCCACATTGCGTTACCAATCATTTTTAATTGGTCAAAGCTATCTGCGGCTTTATATTCTTCACTACCTCGTAGATTACCTAACGTTTTAGTTAAAGGGTTTACTCCACGTTTTTCTTCAATAGCTTTACGTTCTAAACCAAACTCAGCAAGGTTTTGAATTTTATCTTCTATAGTTTTATCGCGGGCACTAATTTTTTCTAGTTCACTTTTAGGAGCACGCTCATAATATTCGCCGTATTGTTCTTTATCGGCAGCTTGGTTGTTTATGAGTTGTGCAAGCTGTGCGTTAGATACCGCTTGTTTTGCATTAACTATACCTTTTTCACCAGCGCCCAAAGTTGCTTGGCTTGGGGAGAGCACATCGCCAGGGGCGCTAATTACATCTTTAAATGCGCTTGCTAAGCCATATCCTTCAGTAGGTGCTTGCTGTGCAGGTGCTTGAGTCTGTTGTTCTTCCTGCGCTTGCTTATTAACGTAATTAGGCAGTATGTCATTTTGAATAGCGGAAAGAATATCCGCCTGGGACATGGAATCAGGAAAGTTTACCGCCCCAACATTAGGTATATTTACGACTGGCATCGTTGTATTTTACCTAACTATTGGGGATTTTGCGGAGTTAGTTCGTAATTAAATGAACCATCTGGGTTTCGTTTTAAAGTACCTGGAGGTATAGCAGGTTTAGCTGGGGCTGGTGGAGGAATTGGAGTAGGGGTAACTACTGGTGTAGGACTACCCGCTTTAACCGCTCCAGCATTACTTTGAACTTCCTGTTGAATAGCCTGGGTTCTAGCAGCAATCTGTGCTTGTATAGTTTTAATTTTATCAGCATCGTTACTCATTTGTGCAATTTGGAGCTGAGTATTAAGTGATTTAATTTGTCCATCTTGTGCAATACGTTGACCAATAGCGCTAACCATAGATGAGGCACCATAAGGACGGGTTGCAGCAAAGTAATTCTGTTGTGCAATTTGCTTAGTAATTGGGCTATCTTTGTCGTAGCCTTGTGCAACCAATGCATCAAACTCAGTCTGAATACCGGCTTTCTCTTTAGCATTAGCTTTCTCGGCACCAATTGTTGCAGCCTGTACGGTAGCACCTGCAGAAATTTCAGCTGCTTTAAGGTGAGCCTCAGCTGATTTCTCGTCGCCGTAAATTTTAGTAAGGTCAGCAAGAACGCCTTTTCTATCTGTCTGAGCAGCTTTAACAAGGTCAGCAGCAGAATTGTAACCGAACTTACCAAGTTCAAATTGTTGTTTGGCCAAGTCCATCTGTTGTTGCTTCATACCCTTGATATCTTCACCGTAGCCTTGTAATGCAGCTTGTGAACCTTGTCCAATATTAGCTGCAGCAAATGGAGATGTACCACCCATAATGCCTAAGCCAGCTTGGAGTAAGCGTAAACCCTGAGCTTGCTTTTTATCAGCATCAAAGTCATAACCTACTTTACTTAACATGTCGCCATATTTAGTAGCAAAGTCTGTGTTAGGTAGTAGTGCTTTGTTCTTAGCAATTTGTTCTTCGATTGGAGTTTTGTACTCTTGTAGCAACAAAGACTTAATGTCGGAACTATCACCTTTTACTTGGTCACCTTCAGCAAACGCAACTATGCCACCACCAGCGGCATTAAAGTTATAGTTTTGACCAATTCCTGCTGGGCGCATTTGTGCACGGAAAGCTTGTTCACTTTGTGCAGCCTGTGAAGTCTGTGGGTCATTTTGTTTTGGGTCGGCTTTCATAGCTAACTGCTGGTCATCTAAGCTACCAAGCATATAATCTAATTTTGCTGCAGGTACACCGCTTGCAATCCCACCAGAAACAAAGGGTATTGTATATTTAGCGTTTACACCTTGAGCATATCCTTTTCCTGGAATTGCATTAATAGACCTATACGCATTCATGTCTAGATATGGGTCATATTCAGAATTTTGTGCAGTTCTATACCCAACATCTACTGCCCCTGGTTTAGTTACAATTCGTTTATCGGGGGTCATCATTGCTGTGCCAGATAAACCAGCACGAATATTTCCACCTAAAGCATCGACGTTTGCACCTACACGGCCATTAACCATAGGAGGTGGGTTTTGCATTCCTAAACCTTCTACATATTTAGCTGATGGGGCGTTAGCAGAAAAATTAAGCATGTCAAGCCATTCCTGCGTATTGTCATCTTTAACTTCTTTACCTTCTTTAAACTTCTTAACCTCAAACTCTTTTGGTAATCCGCCTTTTTTAGCAGCGGACATAAGTTTAGATGCACCAATAGCAGCGGTACCAAGACCAGCTAACTGAGATGTAGTGCTAGGAGCAGCAGAGTATGTAGATGAAGTAATGTTTTGTGGAGCACCAGTGTACATAGACTCTAACTGTGCCAACTGTGTCATTGGGTAAGTCTGAGCCGTATTGTAGTTGGCCATTGCTTGATTGAGAATATTCTGTTGGTTTTGTTGTTGTGTTGCACCAGCAGCTTGTTGAGCCGCATTGATATTAAGACCTTGTTGAGTCTGAGCACCAGCAATATTTGCAAGGTTAGTACCTTGAGCACCTAATTGACCATAACCAGCTTGTTGTGCACCAACACCAGCAAGACCAGCTTGAGCACCAGAAATACCAAGACCAGCACCTTGCATACCGAGACTGGCTGCATTTTGCATATTTTGATTGGCTGTGTTGTACGCTTGGTTATAAGCATTACCAACTAATTGATTCTGTGCAAGCATTTGATTCTGTTGGTTTAATCCTTGCATAATGGCTTGGCGGCCACCACCAAATGCGCCCTGTTGCGTGGCTTGACCTTGATTCTGCGCATTAATCTGGCCAAACTGTTGTGCTTGTAACTGCAACGCTGGGTTTAAAGTAGCTTGCAAGTATGGGTTCATATATGCAGCAACGGCATTAGGGTCTGTAGCGTTTTGTCCATAAGACATACCAGCCATTTCCCCTTGACGACCAGCAATAGCACCAAGACCACCATAGCCAGCAGCTTGTCCAGTAGTGCCTAAAGAACCAAGACCAGACATAGTGGACATATCCATAGCTTGACCATACTGACCAGGCACTTGCATGTTAGCAATGTTTTGTTGAGCTTGTTGCTGAAGTGGAGAGAACCCAGCTACGCTACCCGCCGCACCCTGTACCCATTCTTGCCCTGCAGGAGTATTAGCATTAAACGGTGTATAGCCTTTAATTGCATTTGTATTAATTGAACCATCTGGATTAGTTTGAAATACTTGACCCATACCAGCATTAATAAGGTCAGATACACCCGATTGTGCCCATGGAGCAATATTAGATGTAGTAATATTTTGAGAAGTAGGAGAAGGGGCTGGAGAACTTCCACCGCCACCGCCGCCACCAAAAATTGAACTTACTATGCCACCCATAATGTCTTCTCCACTAATATAGCTTTATTCTCAAAGCCAACACGTTTATATAATCTAGCTGCTGATTCTTTGGCTAATGCCTGGAATTTTGTAGCGCCTGATGCTTTAACAATTTCACATAGCTGACCAAACACTTCAGTGCTAGCCAACCCCTTACCTGCAGCAGATATAATTATCGCAATTTTACCAGCAGGAGCATGGTTATAGGTAACAACATAAGCACCTTTAACTACGTTTTGGTCATCATAAACAGAAAATAATAACCAATCTCCTCTTTCTAAATACTCTTTTGCATCATCTGCAGTGCAGTCATCCGTATCTTTTAGCCCTTCCGCAATAAAAGACCTAAACTCAGGGAAAGCCCTGGGCATGCATTTAGGACCAATTTGGCGGACAGTTAGGGTCATTTTGGAATAAATTTATCTGCTTTAATCTGTTTGCCTTGTGCCTTACGTCCAGTTCTAGCCTTACGAACATTGTCCATCATGCTATGTAATTTCTTTGCACCAGCATCAGTAGAGCCGTTACCGAGATGCGAGACAACATCAGCAGGTACAACAAACTCACCATCAGCCAACCTTGCAGGTTGTTTTTGTCCAATAACCGCTGGAATATTATCTGACATACCATCGCCTGGTCCTTTTAATAATCTTGGGTTTCCACCAGCTGCATAGCCACCTAAATTAGGAACTCCACCTTGAGCATACCCTTGCATAATACCGCCTTGGGCTGCATATTGTGGACGATGAGAAACATCCCCTGCAACTGCTGCATCAGTAGGAGTGCCCCACATATTAGTTGTTGGTGTGTAATTTGTACCAAGCAAGCCATTCCACATAGAAGTTTCAAATGGAGTATTGGCTCCAAGCAATGCTTGCTCAGGATTATTAGCAGCTGCTTCTAACTGACGAATTGGCATAGTAGCTATGTTTTCTAGCAAACCACCATCAGCAAATCGTTCAGCGCCAGTATAAGGGTCGACATTAGTATCGCCAGCGGCGGCAATCATATTTGTACCCATTGGGGTATTAGTTGCACTTGAAAAAGCTGGGCTATTAATATTGGCTTGTGGGAACATTTGGTTTTGGCCAAGTGCATTATCACGAGACATTTGTTCTACAGGACCAACACTTGGATTTTGTGTAGGGTTAGCATCAGAGAGACCACCATCAATAGCGCCACCAGCTGCATAACCAATACGACTACCAACATAACCAGGAGCGCCATAAGGAGTTCCAGTATATCCAATTGCAGGACCCATAGGGCGCATAACAGAAGTATCTAAAGGTTTGTATGTACCGAAGTTAGATTGGTACTGTAGTGGTAAAGATTGAACTTGGCTTTGAGATAATGTGCCATATTTTTTACCATCGTTATTCATAATTGCATTAGCAGCCATTAAGCCAGCGCCCCATTTAGCTGCGGTACCCATACCAGAGTCCCAAAAGCTAGGAGCAGCAAGTTGTGCGCCTGGGCCAGTAGCAGCAGCAAGTTCTGAAGGTGTTGCACTAGTCATATACCCCATGGCACCTATAGGGTCTGTAGTTGCATTAGCCGCAGCCACCATAGAAGGTGTTACAGCATTTGTTGCACCTACAGAAGGTATAGTAGTATCTACAATAGCAGGAGCAGCGGAACTACCAATGCTACTGGCAGCAATAGGGGCAGCAACTGTTGGAGTAACGGCACCAGTAGCCGCTGGGAAAAGAGAACTACCTACACCGCTTAACGCACCAGCTTGTGGGGCGCCAAATAAACTACCAGATGCACCAGTAAGTCCAACAGCACCACCGATACCGCCAATACCGCCGCCAATAAGAGCACCATTAAGAGCACTATTTAAAATATTACCATCACCAGTAATGCCACTATAAAGAGCACCAGCACCAGCACCCATAATCGCACCGCCAGCTACAGCCGCAGCACCAGCACCAAGAGCATCTGCCCCAACGAATGAACCTACTGCAACTGCGCAGTCAATTACAGCCATATCAATCTCCCTGTTCCAGCAATGGCTGGGTATTACCGACGAGCATATTCTCTAGTTTCTCTATGTCTGTCTCATCAGTTACAAAAATGTTTTGAAAAACGGTCGTCTCCAGTATGTACGCAACTTTGCGTCCTGGGGTTCCAACAAAAGTTTTAGGGGCTACTAGCTCAGTTTTTGAGCCATCTTCATTTACAATCAGCATATGCCCTTGTAACATAATGCACATATGCTCTGCTTTATGAGATTTACCAATAATAACAGAGCCTGCTGGCATAGTCACTTGCCTAATGTACATATTAGGACCAAAATAATGCTGGGTATCACAATCTACTTGCGGTAAAGTTCGAAGTTCAGGTAGCAAAGCCTCAACTTTTTGGGTAGTATTTAATACTACTTGACTCATAGTAAAGCCTTAAATTTCATACCAGGTATATCTGGTGGTTGTAAATGCCCCCCTGCTGCAGCTATCGCACGAACATTATGTGGGTCTGCTACAACATCATAAATTACTTTACAGCCATTTTGCCTAAGGGTGTCTATAAAGCCTTTGACTATTTGCTGAAATTGGGCTTCTGGGTCTAGGGTAAAAAAGTGCACTTTAGCAGTAATAGGGTTTAGTTTCTGAACTGCCATAACCGTGTTATCTTTTTTTATAAGCTTAACAACCCCTTGTTGGACCCCTTTTAAAAGTCCAGCAATACCTAGTTTAGGGTTTAAACCACGAAGTTTAAAATCATGTAATAGAATAGCTACAACTTGTTTACCTTCTTCAGGGTTACCTTGTTGGGGTGCGTCACCAGTAATAGCAGCAGCAAGCTGAGCTGCTTTGCTAGTCAAACTGCTATCGTTTCCTAATATTCCTGCCATGGCCTATTCCTTGAATTTGTCCAATTTTATCATTAATATGTCGTTGTTATGTCTTAATCTTTAGCACATTCCCAGCCGTTGTATCGTAGTACACATCACCAGTACGTAAGGTTGCTAGGCTAGTTTGGGTTGGTATGGATACTGCGGGTACCCCAGTCGTTTGATTAATTGTGCTTAAATTTAACGTAGTTCCTTGAATTGGGCCATTATTATCTAGCTGAGCAAAATAAAGACGTAATATACGAAGAAACTCTTCCATGAAGCGCTGGTCATATTCAATGGGCGCAACGGGTAATCGGGGGGCTATGGTATTTGGGGTAGACATTATCTTCTTCCATCAGGCCTAATATCAATACGGGGTACACCTAGCTGCCATTGGGTTCCAAGTTGGTTTGACTCAATTTTAAATGCCATCTGACGACCACGCATCCGCACATAAGCATATTCGCTAAACTGTTGTACTTCATAGGTACGTTGGTTCTGGTAGTTTTGTGTACTAACTACTGCAGGGTTATCATCCTGCCCATAAGGAGCGCCAGGGTTTTGCCGTGGTAATACAGTGAAGTTTAACGACGGATTATTGTTTGTTGAACCATTAAAAGAAACGTCTGGAATGATACGCCACACAAACCCAAAATTATGCCCATCACCAATATCAAAATCAGAAGATTGTATATAAGAGTCAATAGCCGATGGAGGGTTTGTTTCACCATTATTAACTCCATTTTCATGGTACAGCAAAGTAGAATAGGTTGTGCTTCCTACAACATAATTAGCTGCAGTAGGTGTTGAGCGCAATGCACTATCTAGCCAAGCAGTACGTTGTAAATTACCGTAGTACCAAATACGCTCTAAGTGGTTATAGATTACATAACGGTCAATGTAGTTTGAATTGGCAGAACAATAGTACCACCATACTTCATTAAAGCCCTCGTTAGTTCCAGAGAAGAACTGTTGAGACTGAACCATATTAATGTTCTGATATACATACTCACGCAAGGTACAAGGTAATGTTTCTACACGACCTGAATACATATAGAACTTATCTTGACCCATCCAGTAAGTAACGTTATTTACTGTAGATGCAGCATTAGGGGCAATAATAGAGATATTATCAGCAAGTAATTGGAAACCCCAAACATAAGGGGCACCTAAATATTGCATAGAGTAGATAGCAGCGTCAGTAAATACTAGAATCTCTTGGCGAGATTGGAGTGCACTAACAATAGTTGAACCATGGCTAAGAAGATAACTACCAGCTTGGTTAGTAATTGAGGGGGTCCAAGTTAATACGCTTTCTTGGTCAGACCAACGAATAAGCATTGGATTTTGTGTAGATGAGCCATAGTCATTAGTACCAAATGCAATAGTAAAGCGGCTAGCATCAGACACCAATATATAGTTAGCCATTTGAGGAGTATTAGTATCTCCATACCACCAAGCTGTACCATTTTGGGTATTAGTATTTGAAGCAGATATAACTTGAGCTACGTTGTATACGTTGGAGTTTGCACCATCTACAACCCAGTAATAGATAGGACCACCACGTGGGTTAAATAGCAAGTTTTGGCCAAAGTTAGACTGACTCCATAAACGCAACTGCACGCCAATACCAAGACCAGCAGGTGCTGCTGCACCCCAGCCTGTAGATGTATACCCAGTAGTTACACCGCTCCAACCACCTGCACCCCAACCTACGTTGGTAGTATAGATATCGCTACCAGTAGTAATCTGGTATGTAGCTACAACAGAGCCACCACCATTACCTGAATCGCTTGAGTTAGCTGTTACAGGTACAGTAATTGTAAATTGTGAAGAGGAGACATAAGTAATTTGATAGCCAGTAATTGCATTTAAAACAGCAGCTGTTACGTTACCACCAAGACTAACTGCACCGCTAAAAGTAACCCAGTCACCAGTCTGCGCACCATGGCCTGCATCTGTTACAGTAATTATAGACGAGCCATTAGTAGCAGTAAAAGTAGTGTTGCCAGAAGGTGCCACATAGCGAATAGGTGTAACGTCGTATTCATAGCCGCCTGTACCGTTTTGAATATAGAACTTTTGGTTTGTACCAATACCCATGTAGTTATAGCCGTTAAGACCAATCCAGTTCCACAAAGAACGGATAACCCCAACCATGTTTCCACCTGTAGATACCGTGCCACCATCGAGTACCCAGCCACCAATCTTTTCTACCTGACCCGAACGAAAACGAATCTTATCGCCCGCATACCAGCCACCTTCATTGGAAAGTGTTGTGCCTTCTCGGTTGATACCAGGTCTAAATTGTAGTTTTTGTAATGGCATTAGTAGGTATCCAGTGTTTTTTGTGCGGCAGCAATTTTTACTACGCGCTCGTCATATCCATTCATACCCCCGTTAATTCTACGGGTCATCTCTTTGTAATCCCCAGAATCTGCACAGGAATTTAAATCTTTTTTGTTCCAGAACCAACCAGCAGACATACAAGCCCATTTAGGCTCAAGAATAATATCTGGATTACTAATTGTATCAATCCCAAGGCTAGAACCACAAAATAAATATTCATCCTTACCAGTTAGCTGGATGACCCCTCTTCCCCTGTACTTAAACCCCTCGCCGTCTTCGGTATTACCCATACGACCTGCATATACTTTATTAGCTATCTTTTCAGGATTATGTGCATACTTATCAGCAACATCGTGGTCAGGGAAACGACTAGGCCAAACACGCATAAGCGCATTAGCTGAATAGTCTAAGTCTTCTTCTAGGGTTCTAAAATTATTAGATTCATGCATGCACTGACCCAAAAAAGCAGCTTGTCGCTTAGTAGTAGAGATGCCATACTTTACAAAAGTAGCAACTAATGGTTCATACCATTTTTCATCAATACCAAGAGATTTTAACTGTTCAGGACTCATTTAATTAATCCGTGCTCTGTAGCCCATTGTTGCCATAAATTTACTTGGAGGGTTGTTTCAGCGCATTGTTCAACAAGTACTGGGTAGGCGGTTGCTGCATCAGTTCCTTTGGGGGTTGGGGAAATGCCGGACATTGGACTGCTACTGGGGTTGAGCTGCATCCTGCCATAATAATTACGCAAAGCAGCAAGCTTGCCTTCATACTCATCTGATATTCCTTTATTGATTAATTCGTGTTGTGCTTGGATTGATTGGATTTTTTCTTCTTGTGTTTTGGCGGTGGCTTCGACTCTTGCCTTGTATTCCACGAGTCCGCTATGACCAATGCTATAGCCCCAAGTGAAAAGGCCAACGCAAATACCCACAGCCAGTCCAACTTTGATGTAATTAATGTACCCACTTAATAGTCCCCACATTATTCTGGTTCCGTATCTTTTTTAAGCATAACAGCGGCGCCATGAGCGCCAGCGACAATACCAAATGCTTCAGCAACTTCTCTTAGGCTAACTGTACCGTGCATTACTTCATACCCAGCCAAGGCAATAATAGCAAGCAAGCAAATCATCCAACTCCACCGCGCAATATCCTGCGTGTGGTTATCTTTACCAGTAAGAAGTTGGTTTAAAAACTCTTTCATTAATACAATTCCCACCAACTACTTCCAGCGGAGGATGAATTTGTAGAATATGTAGCACCAGGAGGTACAATTGCTGAACATACTGCATCCATACCGCCAGTCCAACCACCCCCGTTAACGTTTGCTACTGCATTACCGTTAACATATAGATAAGATGGGTTAGTTCCAGATGAACCAGAGTGCAATTGAATATTTACCATGATTGGGTATGAACGGCTATTTGTATAGGTTTGGTTAGCTACGTTTGTGCCAGTTAAATTGTGCCAAGTCTCACCTGTAATGCCCAAACCAAGTTTAGTACTAGAAGTTAAAAATGTTCCACCACCAGCAGGGGCTGTTGCAGTTGCAGCATTACCTGTACAAGTACCAGCAGTTCCTACAGTTAATCCAGATGATGTACCAGTAACACCATTAAGTGTTCCACCAGTAATAGCTACAGCATTAGCATTTTGAGTAGCCATAGTACCAAGGGTACCAACTTTAGACTGGACAAATGCTGTTGTAGCAATAGTAGTTGAGTTATCGCTACCAGATGGTGTTGGGGCTGTTGGCGTACCAGTTAAAGCTGGGGATACTGCAAGAACATTTGAACCTGTACCAGTATTAGCTACACTTATTAATCCTTTAGACCCATCTGTAAATACCGCTTGAGAAGCAGTTAGGCTAGACATGATAGGCTGGGCGGTAAATGTTGCTATACCAGTAACCCCTAAAGTACCTGTAATAGTTTCATTACCACCAATACTTAAGTTTCCTGTAACAGTTAAGTTATTAGCAATAGTATCGTTACCCCAGAAGTTAGTACCGTCTGACCAAATCCATACTTTAGAACCTGCTGGGACTGTTACGCCTGAACCTGCTGCAGTTGTATTGCCGATAACACTAGAGTTATAAAACGTAGCAGCATAGCTAGTATTGTTCCAAATAATAAAAGTTTTACTTACTGGTGGTGCATAAATATTAAAATTAGCACCCAAAGTACCTGCATTTAATTTAATAATTGCATAGATAGACTGGTCTAATGCAGCGGAAGCAGATGGGCCATTTACGTAGGTAAGAACCTGATTATTTGAGCTTGGGCTAACAGTAACTGCTACATAGCCAGCAATTGCTGATTCAAAGATATATTGGAAGTTTGAGTTTGTAGTTGCGCCCCAAGCACCGGCTTGGTCTCCAGAACCGATTAGTTCGGTCCGTAATATGGGTGAGTAAGTGCTTGACATGTTTTATCCTTTATGGGTAGTTATTATTAATTGGTACCCAAGTTACTGTTTGTCCGTCGTTAATGCTTGTCCAAGTATTTGATTCTGTGTTATTTACTGCAGCCCAATTACCCGCCTGCCCATCGTTAATAGCATACCATCCACGCGGGAATGGGCTATCCAATAATACCAAATTCTCGGTTATCTGGCTACTAAATGAGGCAATTACGGTTATAGCATCAGCGGGGTTAATGTTTTCTGCTATTAAGGCATTTTGAATACGTATGGCTGTAGCTGCATCAGCTGCGCTCAAGGCTTCTGTGATGGCAGAGTTGTAGATTTTAACTACTACTTCAGATTCGGCTATGCCTAGCGCCTCGGCAATACTAGATACAAAAGAAACAATAGCTGCAGGGGCATCGGCAAAGGTAGAATTCTCACTAACAAAGGCTGTAAAGCTAGCTACGGCAGTCTCGGTTTCTGCTAGGGTTGTGGCTTCTTGAACTGCAGCAGCAAAGGCGGCCTGTACCGCTTGGGCATTATCTAGGGTTGTAGATTCTGTGATTGCTGCGTTAAAAGCTAGGACAACCGACTCTGAATCCGCAATGTTTAATGCTTCAGAAATAGCCGCAGTAAATGTTGCAATTACCGATTCGCTATCGGCTTCCGCTAGGATTGACTCAACGACGGCTACTGAGAACGTAGCAATAACCGACTCGGCATCAGCCTCAGAAAGGATATCCTCAGAAATTGAACTTAAAAAACTAGCTAATACAGATGCGGTATCGGCAGCATCTAGGTTTTCTGTAATAGCGCTTAGGAAAGCTGTAACTACAGTACTAGAATCGGCTAGGGTTAGGCTTTCAGAAATAGAATAAATAAATGTAGCAGCAACTGACTGGGAGTCAGCGGAATTTAGGTCTTCACTAATACTGCTTAAAAAACTAGCTAGAACAGAACTAGCATCCGCAACATTTAAGTCTTCACTAATACTGCTTAAAAAACTAGCAACAACCGATGCAGAATCAGCAGAAGTAAAAGCCTCACTAATAGAGCTTAAAAATGCCGCAGCCGCAGAATTAGAGTCCGCAACGGTTAAAATCTCGGTAATAGCCTGAACATAAGTAGGCAGTCCAGATTCTGAGTCCGCAACCGTATAGGGTTCAGTTACCGAAACCCTAGACTTAATAAAGCCTCTAGCTACAAAAGAGCCAGAAGCAATTGGCTGCTTAGCGAACACCTATAACCTTAGCAGTCTTCTGCGCCCTTGTACTGCTCAAAGGTTTTGAGGACTTCGTAGATAGCTGGAATCAGGTCGCCTTTTAAGTCCTCGATTGCAATGTAATGAGCATCTTCACGAACCGTTGCCATATTTGCTTCTCTAGCCGCTTGGTCGTAGTGAATTGCCACTTGCACTTGGAGATTGTCCTTAGTGCCGTAGAAGTTCGTAATTCTAGCGTAGGCTTGTGGGGCTGGTACGCCAAATTGAGTTGCAACTGATAATCGTAGTGCCATGGTTTTTTCCCTGTATTTTTAGAAAATTAAGTTTTACTGGTAAATGCTATATAAATCAATAAGTTACTTCTGTGGTTCAATGCCTATACATCTTTTAAGTATTTCTATTTCTTTTACTTGTTTCCGTATTACAAAAGCCGCCTGTTCTAGTTGGTCAGCAAGTCTATCGTTAGCACCTTCTTGTACGCTTTTACGACTGGTTGCTTGCCTACGGATTTTTGCCCGTATTTCTAGTGCATCGGCTAATTCATTTGCGTTCATTTCTCTTGTGTTTTTCTTGTGTCGCAAAACATTTGTTTGCTAAAAGAATCTAAAACTAATTGTCTTGTTTCATCATCAGGCATTTCTGCCAAAGACTTGTTAATCTCATCGGCTATTTCTTGTAGTGCTTGTTTGTATGGAATCATTTCTCTTGCTCCTTAAAAAATTAGAATGTCATTTCTGCTGTTTCAGCTTTGGCAACCCATCTTATTGTTGTTGCCGCTTGTCCTGTTACTGTTATTGCTAATCCACCATTGGTTGTGTCGGCTGTGGCTGTGACTGTCCAAGTACTTGCGCCAGCGTCTGCCGCCACTACTGTAGTCGTTACTGTTCCAACTATAGCAGTTGTACCTACACCAGCACCACGCTTAATAGCACCTTCTAGTGTCCAAGCCTTTGTATTTCCTGCACCAGTTACACCAGCAATTACTCTAGCTTTAAAGTAATAAGCAGAGTTGTTAGGTAGAATTACTTGGTTTGTTCCTGATGCAGCTGATGTATCGCTTGTTAAAACTGTAGCAGTTGCGTCTGTGGTTTGTCTGCCAAGAATTAATAATGCGGCTTGTGATACACCAGAAGAACCTGATACTGGCTGCCTACTTGCTGACATAACAAAGTTACCAACAATACTTCTTGATGTTCCATAATATCCGCCAGCAACTACAGATACCCTAGCATTTGCTGTGCCAGCGTAAGACCCTATAGTTGCAGAAGCAAAATCGGATGAAGTGTTTTGACCACCGCCAACAATTGTTGACATAGAACCAGAAGCTGTATTTGGGTATGTGACATTTGAAGTTGAATCATATCCGCCACCCAAAACACTAGACCCACCACCAGATGCAGTATTAGCTTGCCCACCCCCAATAAAACTCCAGTCACCGCTAGCTAAATTTCTTTTAGATGCAGTACCAGCATCACCACCGCCACCAATAAAGCTATATGCGCCTGTTGCTTGGTTATTACCACCACCGACTACTACTCCATGAGGTGTGTAGAAAGATAAAGTAACACCAGCGGCAGTTGTAGCATTTTGACTGATTGTGAATGTATAAGCTGTGCCAGTAATTGTTGTAGAACTTACTGACTGTGATGTAGAAACTGTCCAAGTAGAACCAGCACCACTAACGATATAAGTACCAGCAGTTACACCAGTACCAGTTAAGACCTGACCAGCAATGATTGTGCCTGATGCTAAAGAGCCTACAGTAAGCGTTGTTCCGCTAATGGTAGAAGTGTTCATTACTGCGGCAGTACCAGTAGTTACTGTTGATGTTGCGTAGGAAAAACTTGTAATACCAGTACCAATAATTATCTGACCAACTTTAATGTTTGCATTGGCGCTAGATAAATAAAGTGTTGTTCCAGCACTTACAGCAATTGTTGTAGTTTGAGTTGTTACTGTTGAACCTGATGTTCCTGAATTTAAATAGCCACCACCAATAAGATTAAAATATCCACTTGATGTATTTTGATAACCGCCAAGAATAGCCCCATAATCCGAAACACCATTAACAGAATTTAATCTACCACCAGCAATAACAGCCGCAGTTTGCCCGCCAATAGTGTTGTTAAATCCTCCAGCAACTACAGCAGAATTTCCTGCTGTTTGGTTACTTTGCCCGCCACCAATTACAGAGTTTGCTCCGCTTGCTACATATCCAGCGTTGGTTCTAACAGTCTGCCAATCAACCGCATTAGCACCCCTAGCGTTACCGCCTGTTGCTGATGAAGTAGTCTTTTGTGCTTGTAATGCGCCTGTACCTAAAGGTTGTAAGACTAATGGGGTATTTGTACCGCCAGTAGCGTAAATGCCAGGATAAGAAGCATCACCAATAACTTGAATATAGGTAGTTGAAGCATCGCCTAATGTTGCTGTACCAGTTGATTCTAAAGTAGTAAATTTACCAGCGGCTGGGGTTGTTGCGCCAATGACTGTGTTGTCGATTGTGCCTTGAAATGCGCCGCCTTGATAAACTGATTTGCTAGATGGGTAGTCAATAAAGACTGTAACGGTTCCAGAGAATGTAGCAGGAGTAGTGCCACCAGCAGAGGAAGATAAAACTGTAGTACGGGTTAAGGTTGGGCCTGTCGTGGAATAAGTGCCAATACCCGCTTCCCAGTTTGTACCGTCTGTAGCGCCATAATAGGTCGTGTTTGTATCGCCAACGCCCGCTAGGGTTTGATAGCCAGTAGTAGCGCCAAGCAAGGTAAAGCTAACAGTCGTATTTGCTGTTGCGGTTTCCTGCGCACGGTCTAAAAGTACTAAAGCCATATTGGTCTCTACTGTCTATTATCTATAAGGGTCCAAGTAGTCCCCTCAGTGTTGTCTATTTTAACCCAAGCAAAGCCTATTGGGGAATCTAATAAATTGATGTTTTCTGTGGTTGTTTTAATATAGGCTGCTGTAGCATTGTTTATATCTGCTAAATTAAGGTTTTCTGTTGCCGTGGAAGTAAACTGTAAAATAGCACTTTGAGCGTTTGCTACGGTTAAAGCCTCGGTAATATATGTAATAAACGTTGCTACTATTGCTTCAGAATCATAATCTGATAAAATTGACTCTGAAACAGCCCCTACAAATCTAGCTAATCCTAAAGCGGCGTCCGCAATACTTTGTGGTTCAGTAATTGATACGTATTGGGTTTTTACTACAGTTGGCGTATCCGCATATACAAAATTTTCAGAAACTGAAGAAACAAAACTAGCTAAAACTAAACTAGAATCTGAATTAGTTATTGGCTCTGTTAATGTGCTTATAAATGCAACGGTAGCTGTGCTTGAATCTGCTGCAGTTAAAATTTCTGAAACCAAACCCACATATGTAGGTATTACCGTTTGCGTATTTGCTAAAGTTTGAGGCTCAGTTATAGTTACAGTAAATAAAATACCCCCAACTTGGACGTCACCAACAGTAAACGCTTCTGTAATACTTAAAACGTAATTAGAACTACCTAATGCCGCAAAAGCAGGCTGAGCAAAAGCGGCATATCCGAACATTTTTAAATATCAATCCAAGCTGTTTCGTTGCCATCTGCACTTGCTATTTGTTGCTGGATAGGTGGCATTACTGCGTTACAAAGTTTTTCTTCTATTGCGCGTTGTGTTGCTTTCGCTTCTGCTAGATTAGAACACATTGTATATTGTCCAGAAAAAATGTCAAATACTTGGTAATCGTCTTCTTTGTCAAAAGTAAAAGGGTCAACAGGAATCCATGTTGTAGAACCGTCTGGGTTATCAACGTCTTGGTTTACTGAAAACTTGTTTTTTTGACTATCAATATATTCCGTTTTATTTTTTTCTAATTGTGCTTGAGCATCAGATAAATTTGTAAAAGTGTCGTATACGTTAGTAAAAATATTTAATAATTTAAATTCACTTAAATATTTCCAATCTGGAAAATACATTATTGCTTTGGGGTTCGTTGGTAAAGAATCATACCAAGTCATCCAACCTACTGTAATATCAGGATTATTTTTACAATAGGCGTTTAAATTTTCTCTGCCGTATTCATATGTACACTCTGTAACATTAATAGAAATAAACCAATTTTTAGTCCATTCGATGCCACCTTCGCAAGCATTCATAGTTTGTAAAAAAGGTATTGTAATAGTTATCATGATATTGCCCCATATACTCTAGATGTATCTCCGGATACCCATGTTACTGAATTTCCATTTAACGCAACCGCTTTTCCACCCAAACCCGGAGTTCCTGCGTAATAAGTTTGTGAACCACTTTGGTTTCTTCCGTTAGAAGCATTTCCTCCGGAAGCACCCCAACCTCCGCCACCGCCGCCACCACTAGAAATATAGTCTCCACCAACGCTATTTCCAGAACCTCCAGTACCAGCAGCTATTGGATTACCTCCGCTATGGCCACCTTCCCCACCTGTACCTGGTAACACTCGTCCACCACCACCACCAGAAGCTGCACCAATACCAGAGCCGCCCCCGCCAGCACCACCACCTTTTCCTGAATTAGGGCTACCTACAGTAAGATTACCGCTAATTATTTCTGAACCGTCGCCACCCACTGAACCTACGCTGCCGCCAGCGCCGCCAGTCACGCCAGAGCTTGCATAAGCTCCCCCCTGTCCGCCACCAGCGCCGCCGCCACCGTCACCGGCAGCAATATCTCCAAATTTACCACTACTATGACCAGCAGCAGCACCGCCACCTCCACCGCCAGCAATATAAGCAGAAGCGTATGTATTATTAATAATAATTGGGAAACTTATAGAAAGTGCGTTTCCACCATTATTACCAGACCCAGACGGTGAAACAAGAAGTGCGTTTCCGCCTGTTCCTCCGCAACCTATAATGTAACCGTTGTTTACTAAAGTTAACGTGTCCCCGGAAGTACCCCCCAATAAAGATAATCCAGCATTACCGGTTGAACTTGCCCAAAGATAAACGCCGCTATTAACATAAATAGTGATATCACTATTACCTGCAGAATACCCACTGATAGATGTTACGTTTAAAGATGCGTCTGCTGTGTTTGAAGCAAAAGTATAACTAATAGCTACTCTATTTGCCGTTGGTCCCGTTCCGTAAAATGAACTTATAGAAATAGCTGATGAAGTACTTGGAAAAGTAAATGGCCCAGAACTCGAAGTGTAGTATGTTGTTCCACGGTAACTGTTTAAATTTTTGCCTAGACTAAACAATGTATCTATGTCGTTTAAACTAAGCGCACCAGACCCGGGTAGATATGTAGCCATTACGGTGTTCCATATGCCGTTACGTTTGCTTTAGCAATGAAGTTACCGGACGAGTCTAAAGAAGCTACTGTTACGCCGTTATAGATAAAATTTAATTTTGTTCCAGATGGAGATACCGACCAACCACCTGATACGGCAATACCACCAGATGTACCTGTAGTGTTTTGATTAAGCGTTGGGAATGTACAGTTAGTTAAGTTACCAGAAACAGGAGTACCCAAAGCTGTAGAATTTCCACTAGCGTCAAGATTCACACTCCGCCCAGATGGGTAAGTTACAAATACGTTAACTGTACCGCTAAAAGTAACTGCGGCATTTGAATTGCTTGACTGGTATACCGTAGTTCTGGTTAAGGTAGGGCCAGTTGTTGAGTATGTACCTAGCCCAGTTTCCCAATTACCTGATTGGTCAGTCGCTGAGTAGTATGTAGTATTTGTATTTCCAACAACGGCAAAAGACTGGAAGCCAGTTACAGAGCCGCTTAAAGTAAAACTTACGGTTGTATTGGCTGTTCCAGTTTGCTGTACTCTATCGTATAGCGCCAGAGCCATGTTAGGCTCCTAATTAACTAGTAGCTGTAGTGCTGTATGTAACTGCTAAAGAGTCGCCGTTTGCTACAGTTTTTGAGCCACCAGTAAAGTTACCAGCAGAATACAAAACGCCAGTAGTTGTATCTTTAGTAGCAGAAGCAGATGCGCCAGAGTTAATAAAGCAGCCATTAACTGTACCAGAGCTAGTCATAGCAAAAGTAATAGCGCCGCCTGTTTTGGTAGTCACGTTTGATGGTGTTGTACCAGAGGATGTCGCTGCAGTCCAGTTAATTGATTGACGGTTACCTGTGTACGCTGGAGCATTTGTGCCACCAACTTCAGTCCAAGTATGGGAAGCCATAGTGTCAGCAGCTGTGTAAGTAGCTGTACCACCGCAAAGACCTAAGTAGTTAGCGCCAGAAGCTGTACCACCAGCAGTGCCAGTAGCACCAAAGTAGTAGTCAAATAATGCTTGCTTACCTACAGCGGTAACTAAGTTAGGAGCTTTATCTTCCCATTTTAGATTGCCGTCTGCATCGTAGCACTTAACATCGTACCAACCTTGGATTCCCAAAGTCTCATCATGCTGTGTGCCACGGGTTACTGATGCGCTAGAAGCGTCACCAAAGTTTGATTGTTCAATGCTCATGTTAAGATATCCTTAAAATAGAAGTTGTTGATGTTGCTGTTGGAAAAGTCACAGTAAAAGTACCTGCTGCTGTATTTGTCTTATCTGAACCAAAATCCAACACCGCTACAGCCGCTCCAGTAGTTGAATTATATATTAAAGCGCATCTAGTAGTAAAGGAAGCTGGGTTCCAAATTACGTTAGAAAAATTAATATAAGCCGTATCATTTGAAGCATCATAAGTGGGTACTTGGCTAATAGTCAAAACTTTACCGCCAGCAGTGTATCCAGACCCAGTAATCTCGCCTGTAGTAGTATAAGCAACGGTATCTGGGGTTAGATTAGCTAAGGATGTATAAAGGGCAATCTTATAGGTATAGCTTGTACCAGCAGCAAAGTTCTCCAACCCGCTTAGGCAGTTTTGTTTAAATATATTGCACTGGCCTTGAGAAATCATAGAGTAACCTCAAATTTATTACGTTTAGAGTAATTTTCTGAAGCTCTCATAACCTGTAGATTACTAGGCACATGAAGCCCTGATACTAATTCACCTTGTAGTGGGATGATATGGTCTACCGTCCATTGTACTCCCTCGACTTTTGTCAGTAATACGGCTAATTTGTATTCGTTTTGAATACGCTCATAGTCGATATCTGTAAGCCATGCTGGGGTTCTATTTAGCTTAGAAAGCCTTCTTTTAACGGTATTAGCGTTCCGCATAGCTTTGTTATTTTGGCGGTTACGTTTTGCTGTAGCTTTAACTTTTTCAGGGTTGCGTTTGCTCCATTCTGCCTGCATAGCATACACTTTTTCCCTATTAGCCTTTCGGTACTCTTTATCAGCAGCTAGTTTTTTTGCCCACAATACCGGGTCAGCTTTTTGTTTTTCGTATGCAGTTTTACTATATACCCGCATTAAATCTTTTTTATTTACTCTACGCTGTTTTAATGCTAGACGAGCACACTCTATACATGCACCAGATACCCTACGTAACCCTTCTAATTCTGGATGTTTAAGACACACTGAACCATAACAAGTAGGCAACCCTTGTTTTTTAGCTTCTTGTCTATTAATTTTTATCATGCTTGATTATAAGGCAAACTGGTCTGGCCTTTACGGTATGCGTCATTTCTTTCTAACGAATCACCAAGACGTTTAAGCTGCGCAAGAGCTTCTGCGTACATCTTCTCGTAATAGCTAACCATATCCTGTTCACCCTTCATGAACAAAATAGCTTCACGTAGAGAACCATACAGCAGAACGGCATCATAATTATCGCCAAGCCAGCTAACACCATTGGGGTTATTTACAGTGGCTACATTAATAGAAAGACCTGAACCAGTCCCTCCAAGGTCGCTAGTAGCTGCGCTTAGGGTGTCTCCAGCAATATAAAAGCTACCGCCATTACCCAGAACTACAGAAGTAACAACACCACCAGAAACAGTAATTGTAGCTGTAGCATCAACCCCATTTCCACCAGTCAAGGCAATATCTTGGTAGTTGCCGTTAGTATATCCAGAACCTGCGTTAGCTATCGTAACTGTAGCAATTACGCCTTGAACTATAGAAACTGGATAATAAAAATAATGCATCTCTACTGGGTAGCTTGAATCAGGTGTAGGAGCCATAATCAAAGACAAGGCATCTAGATTGCCATATTGATTACCAAATAGCGCATAATACTTAGGAATAGACTGTGGAGTACCCTGATAAGAGCCGTTAGTTAAAACTGTAGCTGGATAGGCTTCTCGTAGAAAGTTAACATCTTTGTTAAGTAGGTAGTTATAGTTACCACCAGAATCAACCACGGCAATCGAATAGGTAGATAGATAATCAGCTGGTAAAGACAAATATTGGTTGCCCGCACTGCAGTTACCTGTAACGTTCTTACGAAGCGATGGAATCTGAACACTGTTGTAAATCCTATCTTCTGCCTCTTGAACAAAGCGTGGGATATTTGTTACAAATAGCGGTTCAGTATTCTCACTATAGTCTTGTATAGCTTGATACAGCTGGACATAGTTCATTCGGGTTTACCCTTAGGCCAAAGGACCATATGCTTTGCGGCCTTTAGTAGCTGCGCCATTACCGCGAGTTTCAACACCTGTAGTTTTTTCAGCAGGGTAATTACCTTTGCTTACATTACCAACAGAAATATTAGACTCATTCATAAAGTCTTTACCAGATTTTGTAGATATAGCAGGTAACTGATTACCAACGGCTTTACCGCTCATTGTATGAGGTTTAGCATAGCTATCTGCTGGCAAATTATCAGGGTTTCTACCAACTTTAACAGCAGGGCTGTTCTTTTTTGTAGGTTTAACTTGAGCAACCATGATTAACGTCCTTTACCTTTTAGGCCAGTAGAACCAAACTGATTAACTAGCTTAGCACGGTTCATACCGTCAGCTTTGCGTTCTTCATTAGATACGCCAAGACTTTTCTTTGCTTTCATAATTTTTGCGGATGGGCCATCATCACCTAGGTTTTTACCTACTGTGTGTCCCTTTTTTGCAATACCATCGCCTCTTGCCATGTCCTACTCCTAATTAATTAATTGTTACCTGCCCTACCGCAGTTACTGCTACTAAGCTATTTGGGGTTTCCCCATAGTCATAAGATTGCCCAACAGGATTCCAAGACCATTGAATTACCCTACTACCACCGCTAGGCGTACCATTGGCTAAAACACCTATACCACCATTAACAAATACATCTAAACCAGTATTACCAGATTGATAATAACTATTATCTCGTCTTGGTTCCCGTACAGCCTGTGGGTCGTTCACGGGGTACATCCCTAATTGTAACTGAGGCTGGTCCATTTCCCAACACTCGGAGCATACTTTTATACTAACATTCTTAGTCTTAATAGTCAGTTTTTTCAACTGCTTAAGCTTAAATCTAAAGCCACATCTATCGCATTCAGCAATGGCAAAACGCCCGGAGGCGAACATCGTAGTCATTAGCCGTTACCTAAATAAGTCTGACGAGGGATAAACCTAATCGGCGCCTTTTCTCTATCCTCTTCTGCTGCCAATTGGAACTGTTGCTCATATTCAGCTTTTAGGGCTTGTGCACGGTCCATAGTAACCGTTGGTATCTTAGCTGCCAAATACCAAGCTAAGCCTGCTACCATGCAATTAACAAAGCGGAAAGGGATGTCTTGGGTATTCACACCACCACCTGCATCTTGAATACGGCGCATACGCCAATAAACAAATTGATAATAAGGGACTTGAGCAGTGCCTTGGTCTGGTGTTGGCCAAACAACAATTTTAGGGGCATCAATACCTGTAACTGGGTCTGTGCCATTAGGTCCTGGTAATGGATATTGTGCACCGCTTTGGCGGTTAATCCAAACTTGAATAGGGCGCCCTTGGGCTAGCTTATTAGGAATTGTAGAGTAGGTAGATACACTGATGCGACTGATGGTGATATCGGTCTGATTATTTTGCTGACCAGCGTTTGTACGGATTTGGTGTTCCAATAAGTCAATTGTGTCAATGGGTAAATCATATGTGTTTACTCCCTGAATCATGGGTATTACACCCTGTTCAATGGTCCATAGGTTAATGCCACGGTTTGCCCACTCAATAGTAAGTAGGTTTAAAGAACGGCGTGCAGTACGCAAGTCATAACCAGTACGAAGCTCTGAGCCACAACGCTCAAAAGCTTCTTCGACTATCTCAGATAAATCTAGATTAAATGACGAGGTACCAGAAGTAGTCATTACTTCACTTTCTTTTTAGCGGTCTTTTTAGCAGCAGTTTTAGCAACAACTGCCGGTTTTTTTGCTGCTGGTTTAGCCTTACGGGTTGTGGCTTTCTTTAATACTGGTTTCTTCTTTTCTGCTGGTACTGGAAAAGGCCAAACTTCAGTACAAGGGTTGATTTCCTCTTGTGGCTTTTTAAATAAATCTAATACCCATGTTAAGAATTTTTTAATCACTTTTTCATTCCTTTTAGGGTTTCAGCAAGACGTGCTCGTTGGCCTATTTTACCAGGCTTCTTAGCGGCTGCAGCTAACTTCTTAGCTGGAATAGTCTTACCTTCTTTAGCACCTAATTCTTTACGTAGTGCGCCTGGCTTCTTAATAGCGCCAGCAATCCAATTCTTAGTAGCCATTATTTTTTCCTTGCAGTTTTAGCAGATTTAACAAAGTCCGCTTTAGTAGGCGCACCCTTAGACCCAGGCTTACGCATCTTTTCACCAGAGCCAGCTGCAATACGTGCTTGTTTTTTATGAATATTCTCATATAGCCCAATTTTACCACCTTTGGCTAATACAGCAGACTCAGAAGCCTTTGGAAGTTTACTGGGGCGCACTGCGCCCATACCCCTAGAGGACTTCATTTTGAAATACCGTATCCACGAGTAGCTAATTTGCCAGCGACTTTACCACCCTTTTTCATGCCTGTGGCTGCGCCCGCAACATTACCCATAGTATCTACAGGTGCTGGAGCTGGAGCTGGAGCTGGTTGGTTCATACCCATGGCGCTTCTAACCTTATTTACTAGAGCAGCATCTTTAACAGCTGCTTTAGCATCGGCTTTAGCTTTCCAATCGGCTTCCTTAACCTTAATCTTAGATAGCTCTTCTTTAGAGAATTCGCCCATGATTACTTCTTCTTAGCTTTAGCCATACCGCCGCCGCACATCTTAGCAACTGCTTCGTGGTGAGCCATATGACCAGCTTTGTGTTCAGCAATCATTTCATGCTGTGGCTTATGTGCGCCAGCATGTTTTTTCATTGCAGCATCGTGTGCTTCAAATTGTGGAAACTTTTCTACATCTGCATCCATACCTGCTGGACCCATTGCTTGTTCTTTAATAGTCATTTTTACTTCTCCTTAATTAACAGACTTTACCTTTAGTACGGCCACGCTGAGCAATCCCATCGCGGTTGGAACTGGTTTTTACTGAACCCATTTTAGCAGAGCCAATAGCAGCTTCTTTAATAGAACCGCCTTTTTTAAGGGTAATCTTAGTACCCTTACCACCTTTGTGTTCTTGAGCATCATGCTCTTTAAAAGCTTTCTTAATCATGGCGACGTCTTGCTTTTTGTCTTCTGCCATTTCTTTGCGCATTTCTGCTTTTGATTCTATATCTTTGGCCATACCGCCTCCTTTTAATCCTGCATATTTCTTAATACTAAAATTGGGAACTCCACCAGAAGTATGGTGAGTCTTTTGTTTGTTAATATCTTGTGGCATGCCACCTTCTGCAAACTTCTTACCTTTATCTGCGGCAGCAAAGTCTTTACCTACAGACTGGGGAACGCCAACTTTTTTAGCCATCTTGGGGTTATGCGCAACCATTTCCATAAAGTTGTGTTGTGCTTGAGATTTACTTGGCATTACTTTAAAGCCTTTTCAATAATCCAACCCAATGCCGCACCAATCATAGCAAATGCGCCGCCAATACCTAAAAACATTTTCCATCCACCATGAGCAGTAGCCAAGGTCTTTTCAATTGACTGAATTGCAGTTTTAATTTCCTGCATTTCCTTAACCATTTTATCCATGTCTTCTTGCAAATGTGAAATGTCGTTAGCATGGGTAGCCAGTTCTCTAGCCGTTGAAATTGGGTCAATATCGTTCATGAGCATTTCCACCGTTTTAAACTAGCGGCCTTCCTTGTAGGCTTGCCGTTTTCATCTTTCATCGGACCCGGCATACCAGACATACGGGCGCAAAAAGACTTCTTGCGTGGCCCGCCTTCAGGTTGTGGGGCTTTTAAATTACTACCCGTAGCAGCATTATACTTAGCGCGCCCTTTAGCGGTAAGACCAGCCCCTTTCGAGACTGGGAGTTTCTCACCACGACCCACTGCGAGAGATGGAGTCTTTTTAGCCATACTGAATAGTCTGGAAGTTAATGTTAGTTTGAACTACGTAAAGACCGTTTCGCGCTAACACGCCTTCGCCAGAAAAAATAACTTGGAATGGCTGAACTGCAGTGCCTGTATTATATCCAGCCATCCAACGACCGGTTCCAGAATATACGCAAACAGTACCAGTAGCAATTGTGCCAGAGTTAATATCAGTAATTGTAAAAGTATTAGCATCTACAACAGTAATTGGGTAGTTACCTGCAACTGAGGATACGCCGCTAGCTGGGTTATAAGTAATACCTACATACTGCCCTGTTGTTAACCCGTGGGCTGTTGAAGTTACTGTAATTGTAGAACCTGAACGCCCATAAGTAGCACTAACTGGGGCTGTGCTGGTATCAAATACGTCAATACCGCCGGCTGTACCAGTACCTAAGTAAATTAAGTTTTTAAGGCGTACACGACCATTTACAGCAAAACCATTACCACTAAAATGGGCCGATTTTACGTCATATTGCATTGTCATAATTAATCTCCTAAATTTTAAAAAGGGGACCGAAGTCCCCCGGGATTAATTAGTCAAAGTTACCATATGGGTAAGCAGTTGCAGAACCAATTTGTGGGTCAGCTTGTGTATAGCTTACAGTAATATAGAACTTGCCAGTAGCCAAAGTAGTCATAGTTGTACCAACTACAGCTAAAGTGCAAACAACTTGTGACAATGTGCTTGGTTGTTGGCCGTTAGTAATATCAGCAGAAGTTGCTTGGCAGTTAGCCAATTGAGTACCGCTGTAAGAAACAGTCTGACGACCAGTACCAGAAGTAAGAGCAGCTGACTGTGCGTATTGTGCACCGTTAAAAGCATTACCTACCAATAATTGAACAGAAGTCAATGTGCCGGAAGCTAGGGTAGGGAAAACACCAATATCAAAGTCAATAGCAGTAATACGGCTATTAATTGGTAAATAGAACACTACACCACGATAAATAGCAGTTGCTGAGTCAGCTGTTGGAGTCGCTGCTACAGGTGGGTAAACAGTAGCGGATGGGCTATAAACAACACCGTTTCCGTTAGGGATTGTGTTAGAAACAACAAACTGGGTAGAAGCACCACTATAGTTAGCTGTATTAGCAGTGGTATTAGAAAAATCTAAACCAGCATACTGTGTTAAACGGTCATAACCTACGTTACGTAATGGGCCAAAACGGTTGTTGCCCGATAGGATTGGGCCTTCAAATGTTGCGCGAGACATAATATTTCCTTATGCAAAAGTTAACCGTACAAATCGTTGCATCGTCTGCTGGGGCAGTCAAGTACGGTAAATCACCCAGTTACCGTGAGTATACATCTTTTTTGAAAAAAGCAACATATTTTATAAAGAAAAAACCCCGCCTTTTGAGCGGGGTTCTTATTAGGCAGTCCTGATTAGAACGAGCCAGAGGAGCCAAATGCACCGAGTGGGTCAGACCAGCCGAAGCTGTAACGCTCGCGTGATTTGTAACGTACGTTACCTGTATCGAAGTCACCGTCCATAGAATTCTGGAGTGGTGTACGAACGAAGTGCTTCAAGCCGTTTGGAACGTCGGTCAACAAGAACCATGCGTTTGTGTCGGTCAAGAAGTGGTTAACTATGTAACCTCCAGGGATTGTACCGTTGTTATTGATAGCGCTGATATCGTTGTTATTAGTACCAACACGGAGTTTGGTTTCCAATAAACGAGTAGCAACGAACATCAATGAAGGAGGAACAACCAACTTCTTAGGCTTAGCAGCAATCAACAAGCTACGCTCGTCTGTCCAAGCAGCGATTTGAATAACGGCGGCTTCCAAAGAAGTCTCGTTCAAGTCGGCTTGAGTAGAGAAAGTGTTGCTGTTAGTTGTGCCAGCTACCAATGGGTGTGCAGTGTTAAACAAAGAAACACCGTCACCGCCGTTGTAAGAACCGCCGGTGTTGAAACCGTTGTTCAATACAGAAGCAGCTTTAACTTGCTTGGTATAAGCCATACCACGAGCCAATGCTTTAGTGTAGCGAGCAGACAAGCTGTCGTACAAGTTATCTTCAATCGCTTCTTCAGTGATTGAGAAACCTAAAGCAATAGTTTCGTGTGAGTAGCGTGTTGTCCATGCTTCTTGCGCATTGTCATAAGCAATTGCGGCGCCTTCAGACTTAACTGGGGCAGCAGAGAAACCAGAAAGTTTGGTTTCTTCTTCGAATGAACGCTCAGAGGCTTCAATTTCATAAAGCTCTTTGTGCTCTTCGCCGTAACGTGCATATTCTAATCCGAACAATGCATTAAGACCTGGTAATAGCTCTTTTAGGAGCTGTGAACGTGAAATAGCCATGTTTTAGCTCCTTAGTTAGATTGTGCAGAATAGTATGAATGAACACCAAAGTTCAACTTAACGATACAGTCTGTATAAGCGTCGCCTGGGTTCGAAGGGAAGTTACCACCGAATGTTGAAGACTCGTTTACTAAGTCAACGATACGTACAGCGTATGTAGCATTGTTATTAGAAATAGAGCTTTGCAACAAGCTAATTACTGAGTTACCAGTAGTAGTGTTAACAGTTGTACTACCTGTACCATTTGTGAAGCCAGTCAATTGGGCGTTAGAACCGATATTAGCGGCAGTAACTGAACCAGTTGCTTGAACTTGGAACAATGCATCTGGGTCGTCCATAACACGAACAAAGATGTTTGTATAACCAGCAGTGACAGCGTTAGCTGGCAAATACTGAGCATACAAAGGGTAACCAAGCTGTTGACCAGCCAATTGATAACGAACACCTACGCAAACACCAACCAGACCCTTTTGGGTACCAGCTGCTGGCGTAGAAGACACAACGGTTGGAACACCGGCTGTGATTTGAACCAAGTCACCATTACCGATAGGAGCAGTGTTATTAGTTGTAACCGCAAATTCACGGATTACACCACCATTAAACGACTGACCACCGATGAGGTTAATTGGCTTTAGTCCATAAGGACCTGCTACTGTTGCCATATTAAATCTCCTAGATTAATTAAATTAACTACCTTTACCGAAAGTAACCTTAGTAGACCGTTCTTTAAACAACGGCATACGTGGGTCATTCTCACGCATATAGGTATTATCTACCGACTCCATCTGCTGGTTAGCTAGCTTCTCAAAGTGAGATGCGCGCTGTTCCATAAATTCAGCTGGGGCACGGCATAAAACTAAACCACCAATTTCAATTGAGCCTTTAAACTGTCCATCTAAGGACGCGTGGGCCATAAGCTCAGGATAGTCTTCTGCCTTAACAGGTTCAAACCCTTCCCTACGCTTTGAAGAGACATTCATTGGGTCGACTGTACCAAGTGTGGATGTCCGTACATAACGGTGTACCCAGCCTGGACGCTCATTTGGTTGAGGCAGTAACTCTGGGGGTGCCCATGTTGCTACTGGCTTCATCTCGGTTTCACGAGTTTCAAGTTCGCGTGTAATCTTACTCATTATCTATCTCCATTCATTTGTTCGGCAACCTTCTTAGCATACAACTCTAGCGGAACGCCAAGGCGCTTCGCAATTTGTACCTGAGTAGGCGTTAATTGTACTTTCTTAGGGGCAACTGAGCGGGTAGCAGGAGCTACAACTGCTGCAGCGGGTTTTATTGCACGGGTTTTAACCGGTGTTTTTGCTTCTACTTCTTGTGTCTCGTCTTGCTCCTGAAAATGGTCAGGGAACCTTTTTTTCATTGTAGCATTAATTTTTTCGTAATAGTCATCGGTGCCAACATATTTTTCACCAAATTCTCTTGCGAGTCGATTATGTACTGTGATGGCAAGGCCCGTCATTTCATCTTCTTCTGGAGTTTCGCCACCATACCAAGGGTTTTCATCTAGCCATTTGGTAAGTTTTGAATCTTGAGCAGGTGCTTCTGGTTGTGCCTGTGGTACTTTATATTGGTCTTCTTTAATTTCTACAGGGCGCATGTTTTGCACCTTGTCTAACTTTAAAGTGGCCTCGGCAATTTTCATCTGTGCTTCTACTAACGCATCAGAATCACCCATATCGTAGGCTTCTTTATAGGCTTTTTTAGCCATTTGAAGCTCTGATTCCGCACTAATTTGGCCTTGTTGAATAAGAACTTTGCTGCCCTCATGTAACTGAGCTTGCAGTTTTTTGTTCTCTTCAGCCATGAATTGGGCTACTCGAAGCGCTTCTTCACGCATCTTAATAGCTTCTTCCTTAGCACGGCGCTCGTCATGGTAGCCTTTGCTGAACTTCTTTATCCTACGCTGAACTTTTTTATCGTACTCATTAAGTTCATCCTCATCAACTTCTTCCGGTGCTGTCTCCATTGGCTCACGGCCTTTGTCTTCAGCGGGGGTATCGTCAACGATTTCAATACCCACATCACTTGCATCTGCTTCAATCTTTACTTCGGGTTTACCCTTAGTCTGTTTTTCTTCTTTAGCTTCAATCTCATCTGGAAACTCATAGGTATCGCTTTCCCCACCTAAAGGAATTACTTTACCGCCCTCTCCAAATGTCACTGCGCCGAATTCTTCTGTTGCCATTTAAATCTCCTTATGCACGGGTAAAAAACAACCCGGTGTGTTTGTTAGACTTTCGTCTATTCCATAATGCTGGCACCACTTGAATATTGTCATATGTACTAGCACCGCCTTTTGAGACGGGAATAATATGGTCAACATGCCGTTTAGTTCCAAGCATTTGTTCCCTTAACCTAGCAAGAGAAATAGCTTCTTTTAATACAAACTCATCAAAAATGGATAAGGTTTTTTCTGACCCACGTCTAACTAATTGGTATTTAAGTTTTGCAATTCTTTTTGCTTCGGTAAGTGGTTTAGCACTTCTACGTTTTTCAGCTTCCGCCCTACCACCAGATGCAACATAAGTTGCTTCATGACGTTTTTTGGCCGCTTTGCCCTTTTCGCTTTGCTCATACTTTCGTTTAGCTAACTTTTGGGCTTCATTACGCACGGCTAATCCCTCTCGGGTCATCGACTGTACATTCAACAGAATCATCATTTATCACTCTAAATTCTTGCCCATGAATTTTCACTCGTGAACCTGAATTTGGACGAATCAAAATAAAGTCACCTACCTTACAGCTAGGACCACTAGGGAAACGCTCTTTATCAGCATAAGCATCTGGACCTAAAGCCATAACAAATAAAACAGGGGTTAACACTTCCTCGTGCTGCTGAGTCAATGCTGACTTGATAATGCCACTTTCTGAATACTCTTCTTCTGCCTTTGGAACCATACATAGAATATGGTAGCTTTGGGGTTTAGGAAGTTGTGTTGCCTTTGCTTCTTGTTTTTCAGGTAGCTTAGACAAATTGCCTAATGCGTCACTGATGATAAGTTCACTCATCTGAGTCCTCTAGTTTTTGCACGCGGTCTTTGATTAAATCCACAGCAAGGGCAAGACCACGGATAATCCCTGTTGTGTTTCGATACTCTTCAATACTTTTGCAATTGCCTGCGGCAACGGATTGTGCTCTAGCCTCGATTTCTTTTTCAAGCTCGCCGACTAGGTAGTCATACTCGGTCACTCTTTAGTTTCCTTTTTGGGTTGGTTTGTGGCTTGCTGTCCAGCTGTCATCATTTGATGTAACTGGTTAGCTGCCTGTGTTTCTTTCTGGTGCTGTGTATCGTGCTCTTTATGCATAGCATTAGCCATAATGTCAGCTCCCTTACTTACACGTTGGGTCTTAAGCTTTTGCTGGTTCATAACCACTTGGGCTTTAGTCTGTTGTGTAGAAAGGGCTGCTTGAGTCTGGATACGAGCCTGTTCAATTTGCAACTGTTGTTGCTTAAGCTGGAAGTCCTGTTGGTCTTTCTGTGCTTTGCGTTGTTGCTCTTGCTGCTTAATCTGCAACTCTTGCATCTGCATCTGAATAATTGGGTCTTGAGCTTGTTGTTGAGCTTGTGCCTGCTTAGCTTGCGTCTGGTTTTGGGCTAATAGCTTTTGTGCTGCTTGAGCCATTAGCGGAGCCAACTGAGCTTCCATCTCTGGAGTCATATTGGTATCTTCTTCCTCACCAGCCTCATCCATACTTTGTGGAGGCATTGGCATACCCATTTGTTGACCGATTTGAACCCGATACTCAAAGCCAATATGTTCATTAATATGCGCATACATAGCTTGTGCAATTTGTTGGGCTTGTGGGTTACCTTGTAACAACTGATTGATATGTGGGTCTTGCATAGCAGCCATGTGAACCGCAATGTGTGCCTGGTGGTCTTGTGTTGCGAAAGCCTTTATAGGTTTTAACATCAACGCATTTTGATTCTCAGTTACTGGGTCTTGTGGCTTCTGGTCATCTGCAATCGGTACAAGTTTTTGAGCATTCTTAACGCCCAACACTTCAATCATTTGGCGGTGTAAGAGCGGGAGGTTGTAGAGTTGTGGTGCTTGTGCAGCCAATTGGAGCACAGCTTGATACTGTACGATTTTCTGCGCCATCGTAGACGCATTAGGGTCGCTAACCGGTAAAACCTCAACATCATCGTAATCCGATTTCTTAGCTGCGCGACTGCCTTCTTCAGGTTCATAGTCATAATCCTCTGGTGTGTAGTCGGCAATAATTGTCTTAAGTAGTTTAAATTCTTGCTTCATCGAATAATGCAAACGAGCTTGAATTGCGGACATTACCTTAAGAGTGCGCTCGAGAATAGCCAGAGTAGTTCCAACAGGCGCATTACCACCCATGTCGGACACTTGGAGGTCCCCAGCAGATACGAAAGCACGGCCTTCTTGAACAATTTGGTTGAACAAAGACATAAGAGTCTGGCTAGGCTCTTTGTATGGCAACAACATAATGTTGTCTTTAATAGTACCGCTTGGTACATCAACATCTCTAAACTCTCCTGGGCTAATAGGAGTGTCATCCCCCTTAACCCGTAAGCCGCGGGCTTTTAACCCACCGGGAAGATTAGATAAAGTACCAGCGTCGACGAGTTGGCGAACAATAGTAGTAGCACTGCGAGCATAGCCTCCGATAAGGTGAATCAATCCATAACCGTAGAAACCAAACCCAGGTACATATTGATAATGTACAAAGTGGTTTCTCTTCAGTTTCAAGATATCATCCTCATACCAGTTACGGCGGATGGCTAGCACCTTTGCGGTGCTCTTTTCGATGGTAATGATGTAAGGTAGTGCAATTCCTGCCTCATCTTCGTACCCAGGTAAGTCATAGTCCACACAAATTTCAAAAATTCTGAATCGGTTGTCCGTAGTTGCAGAGAAGCCTTGCTCCTCCGCCTTACGTTTTTCGATATCATCCATTACATTGGTTGGTTCACCCAAATCAATATCACGCCAGAATCCTGCTGCTTGTAACTTTCTAACGTCATTCTTGGTCTTACGCATCTGGTGTGTAATGCGCTCAGCGTTCTCTAAGTTAGAAGCGCCATAAGGGACGATTAAATCTTCAGCCGGAATAAAGATTGCAACTTGTCGGCCAAGGCTTGGGTCATAGTAGACTTTCTTAAATGCTGAACCAGCTAACGGGAGGTTCCATAACAACTTCTCTTGCTCGGGACGATATTCACTCATCTGCTCCGTAAGTTTGTAATTCATGTCCTCCGAGACACGAACCGCTGCTTCTTTTTTATCCTGAGTTTCTTTACCAACAATCTTTGTCTTGACCGGACCCATCGCTGGGAAGGTTTCCATAATAGCTTCTGATTGAAATTTAACGACAGCTTCAGCAAGCATTGGGTGGTAAACGCCACATGCCCCTGCCCAGGGTTCAGTCGTCTCTTCGTATTTAAGTCCCAATAACTTAAGACCTTCGACATACGTATCCGCCCAGTCTTTTCTAGCCGCAACGTCCGCATCAATTAATCCAATCAAGTCACTAGCAATAGTTTGAAGAACACCTTCATCAATCTGCTCAGCTAAGTTCTCATCGAACTTGCTATCTTCTTCTTGGTCTTTTTCTATGTCGAGAATTGGTTCTCCATCAATACCAATATGTATTGCCTCTGGGTCAACAATCTCAATTTCCAGTGGTGGCTCATTTGGTGAGCCTGCAATACCCTGAGGTGCCTGATATAAACCTTTGTCCATCGCCATAATTAGTTCCTATTTAAACTCTGTAAAATCCAGCATTCTTCTTGGATTTAAAATATTTCACTGGGTCAGGCTCGTCTGACTCCAACCGTATAAAACCACCTCTTCTAAACCTCATGATGGCTTGGGTCATCGAGTCCACTAAGTCATCATGTTCGCCTGATGGGAAGCTAGCTACTTCTTCTACTAACTCTTCACCCCACCTTGTCTCAGGCACCCAAACTAATCCAGACGCAAAAATATCCGAGACACTATTTAATCTCGCGATTTTATCACTTCCTTTACCAGGAGTATATTCCTGAACGGGTATACCCATGGCTCTTAATTCAAATAAAAGTGGACTACCTGATGCTTTTGCTTCAACAATCAGTGAATCTGGTTGCCATTCTTGCCATTCATCGAACGCACGCTGCTTTAATTCTGGAAACTCCATACGCTTTTTGATTGCATTTAATAGGATAATGTTGGCCTGTGGGCGCCCTGTATCGTCGTCTCTATAGAAAACACCCCACGTTGTACACGCAGAATAGTCGCTTCGTTCGGTTTTTAAGAACGCAGTATCCCAAGATTGGATGATAAAGTCGCAATAAGGAGGGTTATCTTCCTCCCAAATACGCCACCACTCGCGTTTAATGATGGCCGAAACAGATGAAGTAGGCGCTTGTTGGTACTGAGCTTGCCATTTTGACACCGGCAACTCGTTTCTTAGCGCTTCTAACTGCTCAATTGGCCAAAATTCGGGCCAGAGTGGGTTACCTGAGGGCAAAATCGCTGGAAATTCAATCACTTTCCACTCTTCACCGCTTCTTCCAGCTGCAGATTTAAGAACTTGGCCTGTTAAGTCCTTCTTAGACCACCGTGTCATCACAATTACGATGGCTCCGCCTGGTTGTAGACGCTGACGTGGTCCAGATGTGTACCATTCGTACGTTTTGTCGTACACATCACTGTTAGTTTCGGCTAATGTCGCCTCTTGTTCTGAGTGTGGGTCGTCAATTATCAACAAATCAGCGCCCTTACCAGTCACCGCACCGCCCACACCAATCGCAAAATAGTCTCCACCACTGTTAGTCGCCCAACGCCCCGCTGCTTTTGAGTCAGCTTGGAGTCCTACGCCTGGAAATATCGACTTATACGCCTCTGAATCAACCAAATTTCGAACTTTACGTCCGAAGCCAACAGCCAACTCTGCCGTATGAGACGTCTGAATAACTTTTTTGCCCGGAAATTTACCCAGGAACCAAGCGGGGAGTAAGTAAGAGGCGAACTCGGACTTCGTGTGACGTGGAGGCATGTTAATAATAAGTCTTTTACATGTACCGTTAGCCACTTCTTCGAACGCTTGAGCCATGCGAGCGTGGTGACGCCCTGCAATAAATGACGGCCACACTTTATTAACGAACGCAATGAACTTCTCCTGTGCTAATTCTTTATTCTTTAACTCACCAAGCTTCTCTAGCTCCATCAGGAGCATGCGCTGCTCCGCTTCCGTTAGCTGTGGAAGTATCTTGGGTATATCTTTGAGAGATATCTTATCTAGTATCTCTTGTGCCGGCTTCACTATCGACGTCCTCATCGGCTAATACTTCTTGCTGTGCTTCTTCAAATGTCGCCTCTTCAGTAGCGGCAAGCTCCGCATCTAAGTCGTCCATCAGTGGAGTCACATCTACAACATCAGCGTTAAGTAAGCGCTTGACTCTTTCTTTGATGGCTTCTTCTAGGTCGGCTGACGATTTGTGGTTTATGGTTATCTCGGAACGCTCTGTGAACAGTGCTATATCACTATGCTTACCTAACAACTCGATGGCCTTTAACTCGAACTTAGGGTCGCCGCAGTTAGCGAGTGCTAACAACTTTGTAGTTATCGCACTTCTTACCTCAGTAACATCTGCTGCTACCTGGTTGGCATACTGGGTTATAAATTCTCTAGCAGCGTATGCAGCTGTAGTAACGCTCTGCATAGCTTTTTTGTTTTGTTTCTTGAGTGCATTTTCTACCAAGCTCTTCTCAGCTCTGGCAGTCTCGGGGTCAATGTCTGGTCCGCCACCCAACTCTTCTAGAAGACTTAGGGTGTTAGCAGTTACGGCAAGCTCGTCCGTAAACGTCTTGGTCTCGTCATCCTGCGCTACATATGGGACTGGATGGTCCTTTGTGGGTTCTACTTTAATCAACGGGCAACCTTTTTTATAGAGCAGCTTGCTGCGCTACGTGTGGCGATGTTTGGATTCTACTACAGTTTTTCCTCATAGTGGTGTATCCGATGGCAATTAGCGCATAACACGATGCACTTCTCAATCTCTTCGTAGGCTTTCTTGAACCGGCCATCACTAACTAGGCGGTTGACGTTGTACTCTTTCTGGCTTGGGTCTTCGTGGTGAAAGTCTAGTGCTGCGTGATGGTCAAACCCACATTTTGTACAAGCTAGCGTTTTCTTGTACTCATCCCACTCTTTCTTTAACTCCCTACGCCTGGCATTTAGCGCTTCTCGTCTTGCTGCGTAGTTCCCCACGTAGTGGGCGCGGCTATATTCTTTGTGCTTCTGTTTCTTTACTGCCGGGTCCTTGTAGGGCATTTTAGTAACAGTTCTCGATTATCAAGTTTTTAATCTTTGTCGGGATATGGTCGTAGTCCCTATCAAAGTCTGTTGGCATCTTAGTCCAGACTTGTGGGAGTGTGAATGGGGCTTTACCCTTAGGGTACCAGCATCTAGTATGGGGTATGACGTGGTATAGGTACACGTAGGCGTTGGCCTTCTGGATGTATTCTTTTGTATTTATCGGCAAATAGAAAGTATCAATCTTCGCAGCAGCTCGCATCTCGCAGTCTAGCTCCAGACGCATCGCATGCAGCATAGCCT